CAGATAAAGGATTTGATATAATTAGTTCACAATTCTCAATGCATTACTACTTTCAATCATCTAGGACATTTGATGGATTTATTAGAAATCTAAAAGAAAATATTAAGAAAGGTGGATATTTTATAGGAACATGTTATGATGGAAAAAAGATATTCGATTATTTTAAGTATTTAGAAGAATTTTATCCAGATATTCCAGAAGAAGAAACTTCAACAGAAGAAGAAGAAGACACATCTGAAGAAAGTGAAAGTATGGAACTAGAAAGTGGTGATGATATGAAAGAACTTCGTGAAAATATAAGGTTTAAAGATGAAAAAGGTAATATCGTGTTTAAAATAGAAAAGAAATATGACATAGATAACTTTGAATATGTAGAAGGAGAAGAAGAAAATATGTTTGGTAAGGTTATTGATGTATATATGGATTCAATTGGTCAAACAATACCCGAATTCTTAGTTAATTTTGATTTCTTTGTCAAGGTTATGAATGATAATGGTTTTAAACCAGTTGTACCATCATATGTAAATAAGAAATATTCATCGATATTTAAGAAAGATAATTTTGACAGTAAAAATATAGGTGAATTTAGAAATATAATTAATAAAATACCCGAAATAGAGAAAACAGACAGAGATTTTAATGAACGTTTTTACCCAGCAAAAGAAATTAGTGGTGTATATTCAGTAAAACATCCGATGGAAAAAGTAAGTGCTTTTAACAATTACTTTGTATTTCAAAAACGAGATTAATAACTACTTAAAATAATGATAACTTTTAATGGTATGAATAACTATGTTATAAATAGTGGTCATTTAAAGTTATTTAAACTTAAAAAGGATTTAGTAGAAATTAACTATGAAAAAAAAGAAGAACTTATGAAAAATAAATGTAAAATTGATAAAATACCCTCTAAAAAATGGGAAAGAGCTAAAAAGACTATTAATAAATATGAATATATTTATACTTCTTCTAGAAAAAACCGAAATATTTGCAATATTTTACCAGTGAGTAGATCTTATTTTAAAATTTATGAAATTCTAAAAGATATTATTCGCATCGATAATGAGGGTGTTGCTGGTTGTATAGCAGAAGGACCTGGTGGATTTATACATTGTATTAATGATAATACAAATTTAGATGTTTATGGAATAACACTTATTTCAACTACAGATAAAAATATACCCTTTTGGAACCAACAAATAATAAGCAATAAAAAAAATCATTTATCATATGGTAAAGATAAAACAGGTGATATTTATAAATTAGAAAATACAGAAGAATTTATTACTTCTCTTGGAGGTAATTTATGTAATTTAGTTACTGCGGATGGAGGTTTTGATTATTCAAATGATTATAATTCTCAAGAGTCTGATTCTTATAAACTTCTTTTTTCTGAAATATATATAGCACTCAATATACAAAAACAAGGTGGATCATTTATAATAAAGTTTTTTGACATTTTTAATTACAAAACAATACAATTAATATACATACTTTACATATGTTATCAAAAAATAAATATATTTAAACCGATTACAAGTCGATTATCAAATTCTGAAAAATATATAGTATGTGAACATTATAATGGTTTAAATTTAGAAATTATAAAATCTATGGAAAAACATTACAAAGATGGTAATCTTATAATAGATGTCCCTTTAGATTTTATAGAAGAAATACTTAAATATAATGATATATTCGTAGAAAATCAAATAAATACAATTAACGAAATAATATCAAATATTAATTCAGATATTGATATTAACCCTAGTAAAGAACAGATTAAGATTGCTAAAGAATGGTGTATAAAATACGGTTTACCCGTTAATGAATCATGCATTTATAAAGATTAAAATTTATTATTTATAAAGCATAGTTCTTTTTCATACTATCTATTTTTAAAGGTGTAGAATCATTTATGTATGTCTTAGGTGGTTCATTTCCATATTCCCAAACATTATACGAATTTCCATTAAAAGTAAATATTTCATCGGATAATATATTTGTATTTATATTTTTATCATTTCCTATATTCAATAATACTTGATTTTTTTCTGGATTTTCTATTAATCTTGGGGGTATGATTTGCAGTCTATCATTAAATTTACACTTTAATTCGCCATTTTCATAATAGCATTTATCAGGGATAATATCTTTCGATTTATATGAAGTAGTATCTACATATTCATTATTTTTATCAAAAAACATTCCAGGATCTGTTTTTTCATCTTGTATATCAGATGTATAATATTTTGTATTCTTTGTAACATTTTCTTCCGTCCATGCTTTTTTATAATCAGAATTAAATGATTTTTCTTCAGTTTCTAATTCTCCTTCTTTACCTTCCATATAATCTTTTAAAATAATATATTTATTAGAATGATGTTTTTTTAAAATGTAAATAATCCCTATTACTAAAATTATAAAAAATGTTTTGTTCATTTATATATTATAATATATAAATTTATTTAATCAATGACCATTTTGCTCATACCTTAAACAATCAGGTGTAACATAGGTCGAACAATCCATTTCTGTACATATCCCTGTATTTCCTCTATTAACCATACATGTATTACAACCATCATACCATATAACACATCCATTGGGAATACGTGAATTATCCATTTGAGGTGAAATTAAATCATATCTTATCCCCCTTTCGGTCCATGATCTTTCTGATGTTGGACCTTCGATATTTGTGGTCTTACCTTGAACATTAAGGATTACTGATGGATTTGTATTTTGTCTTACAGTTATTTGAGCCAATAAATATTCATCACCTGCTACTATTTTTTCTGTGGGATCCATTAAAAAAAGTGCACCATCAGTTATATCTAAACTCTTTTCTTCACTCCATTCTTCAAAATTAACACCTATTGATGAAAGATCATTATTAATGTCTCCATCTGATAAACCAATTGTTAACCATGAATCATATTTTGTGTCTGGATATGTATTTATAATAAATGGATTAACTCCCCCTATGTTACTACCATAATTAAAAGAACTTTGATATGCTGCTGGAAGATGTAATGGTTCTCCATCACCATCCCCATATACAGCATATAGATTTTGAATATGCATATTTGGATTTGTTATTACAGAAAGTTGAAATGTAGTATAACCATCAATACCGTCTCGGTTACAATTTGTGATTTCTGTTAATTTAGGACATAAAAATGTGTAACCTTCGCAAGAAGGTTGCTGTAAAGGACATATCGTCCCTGAAAAAATAGTTTGTATTAAATTTAAAAAGGTTAACAATTGAAGTTTCATTTATATTTTACACTATTTTTTTATCTTTAAACACTTCAAATGTGAAAAAGTCATCATATTCTTTTACTAAAACACTTTTATCTTCATTACTGTATAGATCATATTCTTCTTCAATATCTGATTTAAAAAAACTGAAATATGGACATTCTTTTTGAATATATTCCCTTATTATAAAATCATCTTTTACTTCTACAGATATATCTTCTTCATAATTATAAAAATTTCCAAGAGGATTTATTATAACAACTATATTCTTAATATAAAATTTTTTTTCTCTATATTTAAAATTCAATGAATACCTTTTTAAAATTTTTTCTTTTTCAGAAAGTGGTAATCTAATATCATAAATATTTTCACCTTTATGTTTTGAAAATTTTATGGAAGAAAACATAATATTATTAATAAGTATATACGTATTAGTTATAAGTAGTTAACCAAATGTATTTTCACTTGTGTAAAGGACATATAAAAATCCATCTTCATCTTTATGATTATCATATAATTCGGATATAATTGTAGATGAACTTCCTAAAACACCATCAATCGTGACAAACAATGCCTGATGTGATTCTAATTTAATTCTCTTTCGAATAATATAGATAAATTGACCTAAATTCATATCGCGTGGAACAAGATACTTACATTTATCTATATTTGGTAGTGTAGTGTTTTTATGATATCTTTCAACTATAATAGGAATTCTATCAACATATTTTTGTTTTATATTTGTAGATTCCGCTAATCTTTTATTAAAATCGTTCTTTTTCTTAAATTCATACTCCATATAATAACTATAATATTTTTTTTATTGTTTATATATTTAAGGACTATTTACATATCTAATAAATAATAAGGTATGAAAATAGTAAGGGTTAATTATGATGGAAGTATGAATGACATCGATATTGATAAGATTACTAAAAAAAATATTTTGAAAATTTTAAATAAAAATAGTTCATCAAAAGGGAATGATGATATAAAAGAACTATATAGATGGAAAGTGGATAATGGAAATTCAGAAATATCATGTTTTGGATGGTGCGAAGGTCAAGCGGGATTTGAAAATAGACATGATTTACCTCCATCAGGAATAAGTGATTTTATCGATGATGAAGATACTTCTGATAAAAAATTACTTTTTGGTGATATATTCATATTACTTTCTTCAAATGATAAATTTAAAGATATTGATGTTTCTAAATATGCAAACTACTATGAAATATTATTAGAAGGGTTTGATGATTGTGTTACAAGTGATGAAGATATTTCATCAGAAGAAGAATATAATGAAGAAGATGATGATTTTATTAATGATGATATAGTAGATGAACAATCAGACAATGATAGTGAATATAGTGATGCGCTTGAAGAACTAGATATGGATGAAAATAATTACACTACAGATGATAGTGAATATGATGAAGAGTGTGAAGGTGAAAGTGATTAAAAATATTTAAAATTTGAATTTTATTTAAACTTATAAATAAATAAAATGGCAAAAAAATATTCTAATCGAAATGATTATGTGAGAGGTAAAATGGTTGAATACATAAATACAGTAGTTGATAGTATCTTGCTATCAAGGAAGATTGAAAAAGGGATATATAATTATACAATTTCCGTTTCAAAAGAAAAAAATATACAGAGATCATGGGAAAATATAATGTTTAAAAATCTATATAAATCAAAAATACTATCAGTATATTCAAATCTTGATTCTAATAGTTATATTAAAAATAATCAACTGATTGATAATATTAAAAATGGAGATATTGAACCAGAAAAAGTTGGATTTCTAAGTGTATATGATACATTTCCAGATAATTGGAAAGAATTACTAAATATTAAATCTAAAAGAGATAAGATCAAATATGAATTAAAACCTGAAGCAATGACAAATCTATTTAAATGTAGAAAGTGTGGTAGTAGGGAGACATCTTACTATGAAGTTCAAACACGTTCAGCGGATGAACCTATGACACAATTTATTACATGTCTTTCATGTAGCAATCGATGGAAACAATAATTTATACATTATCAATTCCAATTCCAGAATCTGAAACACGATTAATAGTACATACATCTCCACTGCAGTCTTGTTCATATTTTGTTTTTGGAATAATCATTTTACGGCAACTATTACATGAATAATTTTTTTCAAAACCCTTTCTTGTTTTTTCCATAATATTTTCAGCATTATTAATTAACATTTGTCTGTAAGTGTAACTGTTCATACCTACTGATTCTCCTAAATTATATACACAACTTGAATTATAATTAGTTACAAATCTACCATCCGACATTCTCGCAGGAAATTCCTTTACATTATCCATAGCATCCATTTATATATATTAATAATATATTTTATTTTATTGATTATCCATAATACGTTTAATTAGAGTGCTTTTATTTCCTGAAAATTGAATTCCTAAATTTCTACATATTGCTTTAAGTTCATTTACAGAATATGATTCATCGACAAAAATTTTATCTTTTGAAAACTCTTCTTCTTCACTTATTTCTTTAAGGTTAATCCCTTCTACGCTTTCTTCATCCTCTTCATCCTCTTCATCCTCTTCACTCCCTTCATTTTTTTCTTTATCATCTGAGTCTCCATCACTAATACTATGAGATTCACTATTATAACCTTTATCATCATCTTCACCATTAATTTCTTCTATTTCTTTTTGTACCCCTTCAACCATATTATTAATCAACATATTTTCTTCATCTTCTTCAATATTTTCAAAATTTATATTACTGTCATTATTGATTTTATCAATAATATCTTCAGTAACACCCATACCCATACCCATAAACATCATTGATGGATGGGGTGGGAATCCAGCATGATTAACAAATACTCCTTCTTGTTCTCCTTGTATTTCTTCAACATATTCTTCTTTTTTATTTAATGTGTTAATAATATTTTCTTTTTCATTATTAATTTGCCATTCTTGAACCTTATTATTATTATCTTCTGAGATATTTCTTTTTGGTTTTTCTTCAATTACATGATTTTTTAAATCTATATTATCTTTTTTTTCTAAAGGTTTTTTACCTTTTACTAAATATTCCACTAGTTTTATTCTTTCATTTAATTTTTTTAGTTCCATGTATCCTAACACAACAATACAAATAACTAAGAGTGTTAAGAAAACAACAGGGAGATTTGCTTCTAATTTCATTTTCATCGTTTACTTTTTTAAATAAAATAAACTTACAAAATAAACTTAAAAAAATTTTATTTTTAATTATATAATGGACATTCTTATTTATAACGTTGACGATGAAATTAGACCAATGATATTTGATATTTTAAGGTTAGTAACTATGCAATTAGTAACTCAATTTTTAGTTTCTATTAATACTCCTAAAAAAAATTTCTTAACAATGGAATTTATACAAGTAACATTATTTTTAATTCTTTCATTGATGGTTTTCTGGATGGTAGTATATAAATTTTTTAATAAGAATAAAACACTCGAAAAATATACTAAAAAAATATATTAAAGATTTACTATAAACTAAAAATTAAACATGGAACATGAAAATCCACCAAAGAAAAAGAGAGGAAGAAAACCTAAAAAAACTATACAAAAAATAGAAAATACAAATAAACTTTTAAATAATATGGTTATTAAATTAAACCATTCACAACAAGAAAATTCAGTTGTTGCCCCTTTTACAAATGAGAACTTTTGTTCTAATGAACCTACATCAAATAATTGTGGTAAACTTTGTTGGAATTGTTGTCATCCATTCCAAGAAATGGTTTATGGATTACCATTGAAATATATCTCTAATATATTTTATACGTATGGTGATTTTTGTTCTTTAGAATGTGCATCAAGGTATGCTCTTGAATATTTTGATAATTATCATGAAATTATATCTTTGATTAATTTATACAATAATATGATGCACAAAACAAAAGATAAAGTTATATCTATTGCTCCTAATAAATTAATCCTTAAATCATTTGGAGGAACTATAGATATCGATGAATATAGAAAAGGATTTTCTGATCAAAATATTCATGATATTAAAATACCACCAATATTACCTATAAAACATACAATTGACACCCATGAAATAAATAGTGGTAACAGTAAAACAAATTTAAAATTATACAGAAAGAAACCACTTCCATCTGAAAAAAAGAGTATTACAAATTCTATGAATCTTATGATAAATTAATATTTGGATAGAAATATAGTTGAATACTATTCATTATTATTATAGCATTTACTAATTTATTTCTCCCATCAGAGATATTTATATATTCACTTAAATATCTATTCATTTCTTGTCCAGTTATATTTTCCAGTTTTTTTGATAAAGGAGTAATATTAAATCCTTTTTTATTTATTTTATATATTCTAAGATATGTAAATTTATATACATTTTTAAGTTTAAAGGAATTTATACTGTTTAAAAGATCATAATACTTAGAAATATCTAGAATATAACTGCCTTTTAAAAAATCTAAAAAATCATACAAAAAATCTTCTCTATTTTGTTTTATTATTATATTATTAGGTTCTATATTTAATACAGAAGTCATTATTAATATATTCTTTCATTATTTATTAAAGAATTAAACCTAAAAAAAATCATAATTATATTTATTTTTATTCTTATAATCATGTGGTTCTGGAGAATTAAATACAATTTCTTTGTTATGTATGTTTGGATCTTTTTCCCATTTTTCATTTAACCTTAGAGAAAGATTATAAAGGAGATTATTACCTTCTTTATATAATCTCTTTACTAATTCTGATCCTTTATTAAGTTCTTTAGTATTCTCAAAATCACCATATTCCATTGCATCTATATATTTTCTTTCTTTCCCTCCAACACTTATACCCATAAATATATTACAAGAATCTTTAAGGTATAAATGGGCATTATCGAAATGATGATTATAATTATAGAGTTTTTCAGATTCTAGTTTATGTAGTTTATCTACAAATTTTTCCCATATTCTATATCCCTCTTTATATTTATAAGGGGATATACTCTCTAGATTTTTTAATTCATATAATATTTCCTCTATATTGTTATTATAGTATTCATTATCTTTTTTCTTTTTTAAAAAAATTGTTTCGGCATTCTTAATAAATTTATCATAAAAAACAAAAAATAATATTATAAGTATCATAACGCCAATCTTATTTACATCTAAGTAATTTAGTAAATAAAAAATAATACTAATAAAGAATATTGTCACTAGTTTTTTATTATCATTTATTCTCAGATCAATCATTCTTTCTAATTATATTAATAAAATATAAAATTATTGATATAATAAATAGAACAATACCCATATATAATATATTATTTCCTTCTTGAAGATATACAATAAATGCCATAAAATACCGTTTCATATTCTTAATATAACCATTCCCTGTACTTGAGTAACCAAATTCTATATCAACCTTGTGTAACGCTCTTAAGTATTCTTCATCAAAATTATTCAATAATAAAGAAGTATTCTCAAATAATTCCCCGATAGGCATATCAGTAATACCATCACGATTTGATTTTTTAACTTCTATTTCTTTCTCACCTTTTTTAATTGGAAAATATATTTCATTGGAAATATAACCTACTAAATTTTTATCTCCATTATTTAATTCATATTTTTCAGGGACATCTTCTTTTTCATTATCATCTTCATCATAATCTTCATTATTTTCATTTACAACTTTAGCATTATTCATCATTTTAGAATAAAAATTTGCATCATATTCTCCTACACCCATCCCATTTGCTACAAATGAAGGTGGGACACCTAATCTATGTAATATTCGATAACCTTCTTCTGAATCAAAACTACGGTTTATAGAATACCCTTCATCATTTAATCTTTCTTCTATATTACCATCCATATATATATTTTATATATTTTAAATATAATTTATCAACTGGACATTACCTAGAAACATTCTTCTACAACAATATTTATGAAGTTCTAATTCATCGAGGACTTCCCCTTCAATAGATTTCTTGATAGAACCATCCTCTTTTATATCTATATATTCGATATCCAATTGTGTTGTTTTATTTTCTTTTGAAGCACTTTTCTTCTCGATTATAGTATCCACGAAACATACCCACTTATCACCAATAGGTGTTCCACAAGTAAAACATCTAGGAGGAATCAACATTTTTATTATATTATATAATAATGTTTAAATTATTTTCAAATTTATTAACTTTTTAATATTTAAATGAACGTTGATATAAATTATGTTAAATATTACAATATGTTTTACAATACTTTATTTACAGAAAATAAATCTAAAAATATTATATTAGAACCAATTTCATGTATTGTTAAAATAATACTTTTAAATTATAAAGATGATGGAACTAAAATATCTATTTCAGATAATTCTATTGATTTTTATGAACCATCACAATTTCAAGGATTACTTAGAAACATAAATGGAGATGGTAGAGAAGATTTACATAATATATATAATCCTATACTAAAATTTATAGAATGGTATCCTCCAAATGAGGATGATATGTATAATTATTTTTATGTCAAATGTAAAAATGGTATTGAAAAATTAATAAAATCATATGATAAAGATTCCACCATATCTATGACATTAGAATTATATTGGAAAACTTTAGGAGATGCTATGGAAAAAGATATAGAAAAACCAAGTATTGAAGGAGAAACTAAAGATACAGATGTTTCCCCATTACTAGATACTTTAAAAGAATTTTGGAAAAAAGAAGAAATAGAATTGTTATATAGTCTATTTCAAATAATTGAAGAAAATAAAGATGAAGAGGAAAGAAATACGTATATAGAAAATATAGTAAATACTGTTCGAATTAAAGAAAAAAAATTACATGATTTTATTCAAAAAACAACAACTACTTATGGAAATTAATCAAGTTTTGGAAAATCATCATCAGATTTAATATTAAATGTAACAACTGGTTTTTCTTCCTTAACTTCCGTTCTATATTTACTTAAATTTATTTCTTTTTTTGTATTTTTAAATGGAGTATAATCTTTTACCTCACAAAAAGTTAAATATATTTCAGGTTTATTAATACCAAATTTATTTAATTCATATCTATCAAATGTTCTAGGAAGAGTTCCTGGTTCAACGTTAAATTTACCAAGAACTCTCATTGGTTTTTCTATCTTAAAATCAATATCTATATAAGAAGAAATATTGTAAGTTTCTTTTATTTTTTCTTTTAAATCTTCAATCTTATGATTTATTGTAAAAGTAAATTCTTGTGGTTCATCATTTAAAACTTTAAAATTAACACTATCCATTTATTATTATTTTAGTTTTATTTTTTAAGTATTATTTAACGTCTTCTACGTCTGCTAGAACCACTCTTCTTTTTCTTAGATCCTCTCTTCTTTTTGGACGAACTCTTCTTTTTGGACGAACTATTCTTCTTTGGAGTACCACTTCCTTTATCTTCAATGCGGACAGCACCAAATTCACCCTTCTTAAAAGTCCATCCTGCTTTCTTTAGATTTTGGTTATTTTTTGCTGAACGAGATGCTTTCTTTGACTTAATACGACCATTCTTCATAACGAGATCTGATTTTTTTAAACCACCAGAGGTTCTATCCGCCGTCCCATGCCATACCTGTGCTCTTGTTCCTACAACCATTTATATTATATAATACATTTTTTTTCCCATATAAAGGTAAATTTGATAGTCTATTTTCTAGTAAATAAAAAAGAAAAAATGTCTTGTATGAAAAAAAGAGGAGAAAAAAAAGTTAAAAAATATAAACAGAATTCTATCCGTCCTGCACCACGTCAAACAGTGAAAGTCGATGCCACATTTATGAACAATTTTCTAAGAGAATCGATGCACTGTGGTAATTGTAGAAAGATTTTTAATCTTAATTCAAATGAACTTAAAATTCACTGTAATATATGTAATGAGTTTTTCCATTGTGGAATAGCAGGTGAATGCATTGGTGAAGATTGTATGATTAAAGATGAAAATGATCGACCTAAACACAGAGCAAGATATTGTAAAAAATGTGTAGCAAAAATATTTAATAAAGAAACTTGTCTCTGTAAAAACTGTGATTCTAAATAATATAATTAAATATCATCTTATTCATGTTATCGAAAATAACCTTACTTAGATTTATAATAATCATATACTTATCTTTTCGAATATTATTATGGACTTTTATCAATACATCACTATATTCTTTTATTTTTTTTAAAGCTTCATAATCTTCTATTTTCTTTTTCTTGTATGTTTCTAATGTTTCACTATATGATTCATCACAAATTAAAGCAGATAACTTTTTCAAAAAATGTTCTTCTCTTCTACACTCACTGAGAGTATATAGTTCTTTTTCAATATTATAAATGTTCATTACAAAATAACATGCATTCTTATACTCTCTCAAAGACCACAATAATTTACGACCTTCTTCATCCATAGTAGCATTTTTTATTTTTTCATGTTTTCTTTCACTATTTATCATATTGTCAAAAACGTATTGATTTCCAAACTTAAATGGTAGCGCTTTATAATTATCATATATAGGTTTAGTACTACCAACTATATTTGGATGTCCAGACTTCATTAAATCTAAATAATCTACATTACCAAAAAATATTATATTTCCCTGAGTATCTTTACCCCTTCTACCTGCTCGTCCAGACATTTGAAGGTATTCATCCTGTGAAAATGTATTTCCATTTGTTTCTAAGAAACATGATGTTTTTACAGGTAGATCGATACCTAAACACAATGTCTTATCAGAAATAACAATACCGATTTCTTTTTTAGATAATAACTTTTGAAGTTGCCAATTATATTCATCAGGCATACTTTCAAGATAAACTCCAATACCTCTTTTAAGCATCTGAAATAAAGGACTTTCATATGGTATCTTAATTCCAAGAGTATTGTTTATTTCTCTTCTAACAGACTTAATTGTATCTCCAGACATTGGTTCTTTAGAAGTTGTGAATATAAAATCGCTATGTTTAGCAAAAACATCATGAGGACCAAAGTAAGGGTTTACTATAAAATTATTCATTTCTTTCATTAAGTTTTTTTCTTGAATAGATTTAATTTTTTCAGTTATATCTTCATTTTTTCTAATATCATTTAACTTACTCTCATAATAAGAAATAATCTTAGTAGTATATTCTCTTTTCTGTTTCTTATCGAAATTATCCATTTTTTCTTTTATTTCATATTGAGCATTTGTAGAAGTAACTTTTAAGTTATCTCGGTATGTGACCCTCTGATCTACCATATCCCTATATACCTCTTCCTTTTTTTCAAGAATATCATAATGGTATGGATATTCTTCTTCTTCTTTCGTATTAAGGTAATCATATATTTTGTTGAATATATTGAGACATTCATTTTCATTTGTATGGAACATTATCATTGGAAACATCTTCCTTTCTTTTGTTTCACGAATAAATGAAATTATATCTCTATTCTTCGAACTTTCTTCTTGACTTTTAAATGAATCAAATACTTCCTGTATTTCACTAGGATACTCAGATGACAATTCAATCATCTTATTTTTAAGGGTTTTTTCATAATCTCTACAATCATCAAGTGACAACATACCATTATCTTTAAAAAACTCGTCAGGAGAAATATTATCTAATAGTTCTCCATCTTCATCAATATCGTCAAAAACATCATATAACTTATTCCAAAGAACAGAACAATCATTTGGGGTAAATGATAGACTGTTATCATCATAATTATCATCGATACTGTTATAAACACACAATGGATGAAGTTTTTTAAGACCATCATTCTTCCAAACCCAGCGTTGATGATTAATAAATCGCTGATTATATTCTACATAATTAATTTTAAATCTAGGATTAATATGTTTTAATTTATCGACTAAATATTCTATATTTTGTATTGTTGCTGAAAGAGCGAGGAAATTACATTTAATAATTTTTAAAAGATTTTCATAAATATGCCCATCTTCATCTTTATTTACATTATGGACTTCATCGAATACTGCATAATTAAAAGTTGTCCCTGTTTTTATAAGACAGTTTTCAATTTCTCTAGGTGTACCTATAAAAATATTTGTTTGTGGACTATATGAATAATGAGATATATTATCTAGTAGAAAATGAACTTTATATCCCATATTTATAAAATGAGCACCAACCTGATATGCTACTGGTTTAGCAGGACAAACATATAATATTTTTTTATGTAGGATGCCTGCTGACATAGCAACCCATGATTTACCCGCAGATGTAGGTGCTTTTACAACTACACTTTCATTCTTAGAAACATAATCGATTACTTTTTCTTGCCAATCATCAAAAGATTTTTCACGATTATTCCAATGATCCAATGGTTTTAAAAGATTACCCATCTTTTCCATCATAAAGTCTTTTTCATCACATTTACTCAATGTCTTTTCAATGCGTTTAATTAAACTATCTTCCTTATATTTTTTTTCATCTTTTAATTCATAAAAAAGGATTATAATAAATTTCATATATTTCTTCTTATCTTCATCCCATAGTAATTTTAATAGTTCATATTTATATTTTACCTTACCTTCAGTAGATTTAAACTTTTTCAGATGAAAAAATGGATCACTCTTGTCAAGGATCTTTAGAAAATAATCGATACGATTTACATCATCTTCAATTTCTTTAATTTTTCTTTTTTCATTTTGTTGTTGAATTATAATATCTTTCTTTTTCATAGGAACACCTTTCCCTTTTTTACCCTTCTTATTTACATTCGCTTTTTCTTCACTTTTATATTTATCTTCTATCATATGTTTTAGATTTATATTTACATCAGCAGATAGATCACGCAAAAATATAGATACTTCTTGCTTCTCAATTTTCTGCCTAGTTAGAATATCCATGTGGTTATTATAAACTATATATGTAACGTGTTTTCTTTTTAAATGGATTACTATGGTTTAAATTTGAAAGGGAAAAGTATGTATATTAAATACATATAAATGGATTTAATAATACCCGGTGAGGGAACTTTGACTTTCAATCAAGAAAAAGAACTACGTAGTTCTTTTAATTCAATAGATGATGATTTTTGCAAAAAAAAAAAATTAAAACCAAAAGATTACCTTTTTCAGTCTAATAAATGTTATCAAAGATTAAAGATTATTAAACCTATATGGAAATATCTATCGAGAGATTCAAAAGTAAAAGAATCACATTATTTTTACGATTGTATATATAGATGTAAAGGTTCCTCACCTTCAAATACAGAATGGATTAGCACAGGAATAGAAAGTAATAAATATACTTCAGATCACCCTTTCACAGCAAGGTTATCTATGAGAATTATAATGACTGATTGGCCTCCATTTATGGATACTTTTGAAGATTTTGCGGAAGAAATTAATTTTCTCACCCAAACAATAGGTATCTCAGCAAAAGAAAATCAAGATGTTAAAGTTATTCCAGATAATTTTGGTGAAATAAGAGTAAATGAATTAACTTCTGTGAAATATGATAATTTCATATTTAAAAGTAAATATACTGATGAAATAAGATTCGGATTACCATTTAATGTTCCAGAATGGTTTAGTAATGGTGAAAGAAAAAGACTAATTACAAGTAAAGAAAAAGAAAAGAAATCACTAAACAAATTAAAATTATTTGAAATAAGACAAAAAGCACAAAAACTAGGTATTAATATAAAAAATAATATGGAGAAAAATATAAATAAAAGCGGACTAATTGAACTTATTATAAACCATAATGATCAAATGTTGTCTTAATTACGGTTTGTACATTGCGCACATTTACTGCGTTTCCAAATTGCTTATATGAATCTTTATCATTTTCAGCAATCTTGAAATTTTCAGGAAATGATTGTAGTCGAGCGCATTCTCTTGGCGTTATATATCTTTTTTCTTTCCCGTAGATTGGTATTTGAGATATAGCAACGAGTGTTGGAAAATATTCTGCCCTTTTTACACGTATTCCTGATTGTCTTATTTGGATAAAATAATCGAAAATACTATCGTTTTCTTTGATCTTACCTGCCTGCCATTCTAGTTTACCATAAACTTCCCTTTTTTGTAATATTTCTTTGTGTTTTTCATACCACTTATCCCATTGTGTTTTATATTTAGCAATTAATGGTTTGTTTGCTGTAATATATCCCTTTCTCCATTCAGCATAGTTATTAAAATCTTCGTCAGTGTGTCCATTATAGTGTTCATTAATCATAATAACTGGAGAAATTTTTTCTCCAGGTGGAAATATTTTTATCATTTCTTCCCAGGCATTCAAACATTTTAATACATCTCCATCGATAAAATATTTTTTATCAATATCTTCTTTCTTATCTAGAAAATCTTCAAAATTAAAATTTTCTACCTTTGGAGGAAGTACAATAGGAGTTTGATTTCGGTTATAAATATCTTTTCTCACGCATACGAAATAAACTCGATCCCTTTGTTGTGGAACACCATAATGATGTGGGGATATCTCAAATATTTGCAAGTAATACCCTATTTCATTTATTTTTTGTTTAATATACTCGATTACTTTTTTATCACCCACCTTCAAGATATGTTTAACATTTTCTAGAAACATAAAACGGGGTCCCTTTGCACTGGCGATTCTAATTATCTCATCAAATAATAGACCTCTATCATCACTGAATGTTTTCTTTTTTCCAGCATTTGAAAATGCTTGACATGGAAAACCCCCACAAATAATATCAATATCTTCTAAATCTTCGGCATCCAGTTTTTTTACATCTGGATGAGGATCAATTCCATAATTTAGTTTATAATTTTCTCTACATGCTTTATCGACATCACATGCTAGCAAACATTTACAACCAAGACTATCAAGTGCTTGATGGAAACCACCAATACCACTAAAAAGGTCAATGTATTTCATATCGCGATTTTCAGACATATTTGTTGTTGTGTTTATTTCCTCTACTTTTTTATTCAAATTTTTATTACACGGTGTTTTCCTTTTTAGATGTTGAGTATAATTACTTTTATAATTAAAACTACGTCCACACTTTTGACATTCGTATACTTTCATTATATTTAATACTAATTAATATATTTTTAAGCTTTTTTTATCTTAATAACATATAGATTCTATCATTTTGATCATCATGATTGTAATTTATTAATTTATTTATTATCTCCATTAAAAATATAAATCGATATTTATAATTTGGATATAAAATAAATAAAATAAAACAACCAAAAATGATCCATAATCCATTTATTATAGTTTTATCATATAGATTAATACTTTCCCTCAAAATATATGCTGTAATTCCAAATGTAAAAATTATCCATCCGAAATTGTTATCCCTTAAATATAGAATCAATGATAACAATAAAACTAAATTATATATTAGAGATGATATTCTTACCTTTTTATAAATCCGTTTATTTATTTTATAATTCTTATATAATTTTAATGAATGCACATAAAACACTATTAGATAAATTATGTTAATGTATATATTTTCAGTATTAAATATGACATATAACAGTAATAACAGTATTATTATTTGTCGTTCATTAGTTAAACAAATCCCGAACCTCTCATCTTGATCTAAAAGATACATAAATTATATAATAACATACTTAAAAATATTATGTAAGTATATAATAAATATTAAGATGATTGAATTAGATTATTATAAGAACTATTTAGGACCTGATTTAGTTTTGGCACAGATATGGACACATGAAAGTAAAAAAGAAACAATTACAGATTATATGCGTGATTTTTATGGAGAAAATAATAATTGGAATGGAATGCTTTATACATACAATGAAATATTTCCTGATAGAAAAGATCATAAATTTTATTTAGAATTCCGTGGTTCTGATGGAAGGAAACATTGGTTTTCAGGAATAGTTGGTTCTGAAGAACAAATATTTAATCCATCACTTGTTACTCCAATAAATCAGAAAAAGGTTTAAAGTATTACTGTAAAATATTATTAAATGATAAAAAAGTTATATCAAAAAGGTGGTATCGTATATTTAGATACCAGTTATGACCATAGAGTAAAAGATATCGATAAAAATTATTTTATTGTTAAAGAATTATCTAAAAATAATGATATAAAAAAAGATGAAATTATAAAGAAATATTATGAATCAAAGGGTTTTACTTATACATTGTAATTTATAGAAAATAAACTTACTATTTTTCCTATAATATATGCGAGAAAAGCAAGAAATATTGTTTTTGTTAACATATTTGTTTGAAACCCTTCAATAAATCCTTTAACATCAAAATCTATTTTTGGCATTTCATATTCTTCATATGAAGCATTTTTTTTCATAATACGAGGATATAATCTTTTTAATATCATCGTATTACCACTTAATCCTGAACAATTATTTTTCTCATGTTTTTCAGATATATCAATAATTTTTTTGACTATTTCTGGAACATATTTACCAAGTCTTTTTTCAACTATTTTCATTTCTTCTTCAAAATCATCACCGCCTTCAGTTTCTAAATTAATAATTTTCCCAAGCAATGGTATTAATTCATTAGTTAAACCAGTTGTACAAAATTCTTGTGCGAAATTATATAAATCTAAACACTCCGATATATGGTGAGGATCTGTTAAAATAAATTTTTTTATCTTATTTTCAACATACATTAATTCATCTCTATTATTAGAATCACCTAGTTCATATAAGTTTTTCATCTGTTTTATTTTTTCTATATTTACTTTATTATCACCATCAATTTCAAAAAGTTCATTAAAACAACGTTTACCAGAATCATCACCATCTACATCATATTTTGTTTCTATTAAATCTATTATAGATAATGGATTATTTGACATTATATATATATATATTATGTATTTATTTTAATTTATTGATCTTATTTTGAGCACTTTCTAAAAATCTAGATCTTTCAATTATATTTAACAAATCTTTGTGAAGTTTAGCATCGCTTTTTAATATAGTCATTCCGACTATAATAGCATCCATGCGTTCTTTACCTTTAATACGGAAATCATATTCATCCATAAAGTTTTTCCAATATATATCACCTTTAATCGATTTTAATGTTCCACAAGAAGTTTTAAATGTAGAGTAATAATTATTAGGTAGATGTTTTGAAAGATTATGTGCTAAACCTTTTTTCCAAGGTGCTATTTGATACCATACTTTTTTATTTTTTCGACAACATGAAAATACATCTGTTAGACTCTGATCACCCGTTACAAGTATATCTTCAACACTATCTTTCATTAATGAAATAAATATTTCCCTTGGTTGAGGCAATATATCTCCTCTAAATGTTAAGCATGATTTCTTATCACTTTCTATTAATGGAATGTTTTCACCATCTGAATACAATATATACCAGTTATCATAATATTTACTTATAATCGATTTAACACGATTAAAAAAGTTACTGTTTGAATTAATTTCTTCAATTATCCAATCAGGTAAAACTATATCAAATGTATTGTTCTTTTTTCTGTATTTTTTACATATCATTTCTAAGTAAGATACAAAACATGTCTTAGAATGAACACCCCATTCTGGAGAAGGTTGAATATATACTAATGCATATGGTTTTTTTATTAGTTTTTGTTGTTTTATGTTAAATTCATTGAAAAGTAAACCTAAATTCCCTTTTCCAACACCAATAGGAAATGTATAAGGTGGATATTCACCATTATATTCACTAACACTGAAAGTATTAAAAACATTCGCATAAGGGATTAATTTTTTAAAAATATTTATATCAAACGTCTTGTTTATAATAGGTATTACAATCATTATATCAAACTTTATTTTCTTTTTTAATATAAGTTCATTATATTCAATACATTCAGAATCATCATCATTTTTCTTATTATATAATTTATAAATATTCCCTTTAATACCCAAATCATTATATTTAGCAGGTGTTGTTGTACATATTGTAACAGATGCCTCGGGATACCACCCATTTAAATAATCGTAAAAAGTTTTACAGACAATAATATCTCCAAAACCAGCACATGGTGTATTAAATAATCCTATTTTAAGACCATTATAATTTTCTTTTTTTATTTTCTTATTTTGTCCTAGTTTCCATACTATATCATAGAGATCTTCATAATATCTATTATTCTTTGTAATTTTTTTTACAGCATCTAGATACATTATAATATATATATATTATATAGTATATAAAAATGCTAGGTGGTAAATTGTTAGGGACAGGATCAAGTTCATGCGTTTTTTCTCCAAATATTCCATGTAAAAAAAATGGTAGGATTGATAATAATCGTGTCTCGAAATTGCTTTATCATCACGATGCTAAAAATTTATCTAAATATGAAAAAAAACAAGGGGAATTAATTAAAAATATTAAAGGTTACAAAGATTGGGCAGTAATATATGATGAATTTTGTGATGCACCAAATCCTGAAATGGTGAAAAATTATGATAATGAAGGTTACATTGATTGTTTTGGAGATAACAATAATTTATACAACTTTGATGTAACTGATGAACCATACGATGAAGCGCAATTACTAAATTCTGATAATGGGGGTAATACATTAAAAAATCTATTTAATGAATTATTTAATGGTAATTTAACACCGGAAATCCTTAGTAAAAAATTTAAAACCTTAATGGGTATGTTCATACCACTGTTTAAAGGTTTAAAAGAAATGGATAAAAATAAAATTGTCCATAATGATATTAAGAGTATAAATATAACCGGAGATTTTAATGGATTAAAATATATTGATTTTGGTTTAGCAGCAAAAATTACAAACAAACGTCATTTTATAATACGTTCTAAATCAGAAGGAAATACAAAAAGAATTTATCATCATTATCCATTAGATTATATATTTCTATACATGGATGATGATAAACTTCAGAATGAACTACAGTTACTAAATATAATGTATAGAAGAAATTACAATATCTTATATTCTATCTATGATATATTTGATTTTAATATAGTAGATCAATGTAATGATTTATACATTTCTATAATAAATAATGAGTATAAGATAGATGATGTAATAAGAAAAATAGATGTATATAGTTTAGGTATTCAAGTTCCATTATTATTTTTAGAATTAGGATTTACTTCACAACCAGTTGGTTCTGGTAATATCATTAAAGATTTTTATGAACTTTTTAAACTTATGATAAATCCTAATCTTAAAGAACGTTTAACATCTGACGAAGCATATAATAAATTTATGGAACTAATAAAAAAACATAATATTGATTCTAAAAAGACAACAAAAAAGGCAGAACCTAAAAAGACTACACCTAAAAAGGCAGCACCTAAAAAGACCGCTCCTAAAAAGACATCTAAACGTGTAGTAACACCTAGAAGAGTCATACCTCGTAGAACAACACCCCGTAGAACAACACCCCGTAGAACAACACCCCGTAGAACAACATCCCGTAGAACAACACCCCATAGAAAAACACCCCATAGAAAAACACATCGTAGAACAACACCTCGTAGAACAACACCTCGTAGAACAACACCTCGTAGAACAACACCTCGTAGAACAACAATTCGTAGAACAACAATTCGTAGAACAACACCTCGTAGAACAACACCTCGTAGAACAACACCTCGTAAGAGGGTAAATTCACGTAGAAGAACTAATAGAAAAAATAACTAATATAAGCTTGTATAAATATCATAATTATTATAATTATCCTATTAATTATGAAATTAAATGATATTGATTTTAATAAATTATCTGACAAAGAATTAATTAGTATATGTCTAAAATATAAACTAATAGAATTCGATGATATAAAAAATTATAAGCGATCCGATCTTCTTAAAATAATTCAAATATGGTTACATAATAAACTAAAAAAATATGGTCAAAAAAAAGAAGATAAATCTGTAAAATCCGTTGCGGTTAGACGAATGTCTGTTTCTGGAAATATGCAAAAAAATATAATAAAGAATACCAATGGTCCTCCAAAAGTTCAGAGAGAAAGAAGAATGTCCCAACCAACTACAAAAATAGAAAAAAAAGAAGCAGTTGAGACACATGAAAGAAATGTTATAAAACAAGAATATACTCAAGAACATAAAGAAGAAATAAAAAAATTAAATCCTCAATTTGATATAATTGGGATGTATCCACCTGTAAAAAGGTTGATAGCAATAGGAGACTTACATGGAGATTTAAAAGTAACACTCGATGTACTTAAACTTGCTGAAGTAATACCCCAAACCTCTAATTCTAGTAATATAGATCATGTTCATTGGGTAGGTGGAGATACATGGGTTGTTCAATTAGGGGATCAGATTGATAGATGTCGTCCAGATGATTGGGAAAAAAATTGTATTAAAGATTACGACGATGTTGTAGAAGATGAAGGTAGTAATATGGCGATTATTAAACTCCTTTTAAGATTAGATGATGAAGCACGTAAAAAAGGTGGTAGAGTTTTAGGACTTTTGGGTAATCATGAACTAATGAATATAGATAAAGATTTTAGATATGTTTCTCCAAAAGAATTTTTAGAATTTGTTCCTTTAAATGAAAGGAATAAAGTTAAAACAAGTGATGGTTATCCAAACGGTTACTACCATAGAACTAAAGCATTTGAAAGAGGTGGGAATATATCAAAATTATATGCTTCTAAAAAGAAATCTATTATGATTGTTGGAAGTTATTTATTTGTTCATGGAGGATTAAGTATTGATCTTGTTAAAAAGTATAGTATAACAGAAATAAATAATATTGTTTCTAAATGGATGTTAAAGAAGACAGATAAAACTGAAGATAAAATTTTCGATGAAATATTTAGAGATGATGATGATATGTCACCATTTTGGTGTCGTATATTTGGAGAAGATGACGATTCTGAAAATACCGAAGGTAATTTTCAAAATTTATTAAGTATTCTCAATCAAAAGAATAAATTATTACAACCTGTAAAGGGGATGGTTATAGCACATACCCCACAATTTATGGATGGAAAATACCTTAATTCAATTTACAATGATAGATTATGGAGGGTTGATGTAGGTATGTCAAGGGCATTTGGTGAACACCGTGATTGTGGAGAAGATAAATATAGACAACCACAAATACTTATTATACATAATGATAAACAATTTGAAGTAAGGAAAAAACCTCTAAATTCTGAAAGATACCCTACAACAGGTATAGGTAATAAGGTGAATTTAGAAGATGAACTTATGATGTTTTAATATTCTTCAGAAGAATAACTATTTTCATCAACATCTAAAATATTATAAGGAATATCTTCAACTGTATCATTAAAATTTACACTTTTTTTATGGATCAAAGATTCTATTTTTTTTAACTTTTTATTAATATGATTAATTGAATAAAAAATATCTGTAAGTTTTCTTTTATTATCTAAGTATGTCTTTATTTGCTTATATAAAACACAAAATATAAGTGGATAGAATAATATTCTCATTTCTATTTTATTTTATTATGTTTTTAAGTCTATTTAAATGTTGATATATATTATATACACATTCATCTAAAATGAGTGTAAACTTTACAAAAATAGCACCTATTTTTGCTGTTTGCGCTGGTGTAGGTAGCGCTTTTATTAATTATGGTGCTTATTCACAGACCCTTAAAGATTTACATTTAAGAGTTGAAGCACAGGAAAAAAAAATTAATAGTGTAGATGTAATAACAAATGATTTAGGGCATTTAAAAGGCAGTTTAAATGAAATAAAGAATGATCTTAAACTTGAATTTGCCGATATAAAAAATGATATAAAGGAAATTAAACAACGTATGAGATAAATTATGTGATGTTTGTTAGAGCAGAAGGGATACCGGCAAGTTCTTTATCATGCTCTGTACATGTATTTGGTAATTTAATGTCTTGAATCATATCCATGAAAGGTTCAAGATTTTCGTATCTTTCACATTTTCCACCACCTGTCATCTTCTCAATTTCTTTGAGAAGATAATGGGACTTAAGTCCAAATTCCTTCCACTGTTCCATTTCTGATTTAGGAGGTTTGTATTCTCTTGTGAACTCCCACGTTGTATCAGGGTAGTTAATTAGTTCGATATCTATAAGTTTAAAGAGACTTGGATAATCGTCATTGATAAGGATAACTTTCTTTGCATCTCCAGGAGTCCTCTGAGAAGGGACATCAAGGACTGGAAAAATTGCGATCCTATAAAGTTTAGATAGTTGGATGGTCCTTGACTCCATAGCAGGGATATACATTGCTCTGATAAAGCGATCTCTTTCTTTATGATCGTTTTCTGGTATGTTGGAAAATGCCCAGTAGACGGCGACTTCATACATGTTATTATTCACAAATGTATAATCTCGGTTTTTGTAGATTTCAACTGATCTTTCACGCATCTTCTTCTTCTTTATTTTTTCTTCTTTTTCTTTCTTGATGGCATCTTTCTTTTCCTTGATTTGTTCAGGAGTGAGTTGAGGACACTTCAAGTATGTGTGTCCTGAGACACCACAGTGACTACACGGCATCTTTAATTTTTCTTTTATACAAAACTCTTTAATTAATTCAAATTTGAAAAACATTAAAGATAATTTTAAAAGACTAAGAATACAAAATGCCGACCATCCCAAAAGTAATGCTCGCAAAAGACTTCCATTTGGGGATGACCTTTCCCAAATCTGCTAGTGGAAACCCTCCACCTGGTTGCGAAGGTCATGATGAAAAAGCGGAAAATGGAGAATGGTGGTGGTCTGAGAAGTTTGATGGATACAGAGCACAGTGGTTTTGTGAAGAGAAAGAATTCCATTCTAGGGCAAATAAGTTGTTTAATGCTCCCGACTACTACAAGATGGCAATGCCTCCCAATGTGAAGATTGATGGTGAACTATGGGTTGGGAGGGAGAATTTCCAAGATATGGGGGTCGTTAGGAGGAAAGAACCAGATGAGGAGGGGTGGATGGTTGTGAAATTTGTGGTATATGATCTTCCTGACATCGAAAAACCTTTCACTGAGAGAATTAAACTTTTGAAAAAGATTGTAAAAGATAATGTTGTTCGATGGAACATTCTACGCAAGGATTTGCCCGAACCTTTTGACAAATTAGAGTGTCCTCTTGTCTTTGCCCCCCAAACCAAGATTAAGTCTGTGAAAAAAATGATGGATGCATACAATAAGATTATCCAGAATGGTGGTGAAGGTTTGATGATAAAGCAAGGTCAATCACATTATTCTAGTGGAAGATCTAATCTCATGCTCAAACTTAAACCTTCTTTTGATGAAGAAGCACTAATTGTAGATTTTACTAAGGGTAAAGGGAAGCATGAAGGTAAATTGGGAGGTTTTGTATGTCAACCCCTCACCAATATGGATACATATCATGTCCGTGATAAAGATAAAAATCATGAGTTCACAGTATCAGGTATGGACGATGCTGTTCGTGAAAACTATAAAGAAACACATCCTATAGGGACTGTTATTACCATTACTCACTCTGGTAGGACAGATAGTGGGAAACCTAGATTCGCAAGATATATGCGCATTAGAGATGATGTAATCATCAAGGATGAAGCAGATGAAGGATCAACAGAAAAGATAAAACTTATCATGAAGGTCTTCAGAGAAATTTCAGAATATGAGAAAAGGAATGGTCAAAAGTTCAAAGCATCATCATACACGAAAGTCATCGAAGGTCTCAAGAAAATGAGATCAGATGTAGACCTTACAGAACACAATATAAAGTCTATCAAAGGTGTTGGAGATAGTCTCTATAAGAAGATTGACGACATTAAGAAAACAGGAACAACATCCATTTATGAAAAGATAAAGAATATTAAAGATCCTAGAGAAGAATTTATGAAGATTCATGGTGTAGGTCCTAAGAAAGCAAAAGAACTTGTAAATGCAGGTTACACATCCATTCAAGACCTTCGAAATATCAAAAAGAAACATGAAGTTTTGAACAATGTTCAAATCATGGGACTACGTCATTATGAAGATCTTTTGAAGCGTATTCCATTTGAAGAAATAGAGAAGCATGAAGTCATTTTGAAGAATGCTTTAAAGAAAGTAAATAAGGATGCTGAACTAACGGTTACTGGTTCATATCGTCGTAGACGTAAAGACAGCGGAGACATAGATGTCCTCATTACTTCAAAAGACAAAACTGTATATACGCGATTTGTCAATAAACTAAAGAAGGATGCTTATCTTATTGAGGATCTAGCATTTGGTAGGAAGAAATACAATGGTGTTAGTAAAGTAGGAAGAGATGGCGTAGGTAGGCGAATAGATATTATGTACACTACACCCCAAGAATATCCATTTGCAATCCTTTACTTCACGGGATCTAAAGAATTTAATCAAATGATGAGACAACTGGCAAACACAAAGGGTTATACTCTTAATGAATATAACCTTGAGGAAGTAAATGGTGAAGAAAAAAACATTGTAGATCCTGAAGGAGAAAAATTTAAAACAGAAAAAGATATTTTCGATTTCTTGGAAATGGGGTATGTTGAACCATGGCAGCGTGAATTGTAAATTAATTCTTCTTCCTTCTTGTCTTAATTCTTTTAGTCATTTTACGTTTTTTATGTCTTATTTTACTTTTATTTCTTCTTATTGTTCTTCTTTTCGTCTTACGTTTTTTACCTCCCCCTTTCTTTGTTTTTGATTTAGTATTTTTATCCTTCTTTTTATTTTTTTTTTGAAATTGTCTATCCTTCATTTTTGAGTAACCTAAAGCACCTGTTAAACCAACCGTCCCCGCTTTAAATACTGGTAATAAACATGGTCCACATGCTGCTATCATCCTTTAATATAGGTTATATTAAAAAAAATTTTGTAGAAATATATATATATAATGGGTAATTCACAAAGTAATGATATAATAAGTGAAGAGTATTCAAAATATATTGAAGAACAAAAAAAAATAATAGAGAAGCAACAAAATCAAATAAATCGATTAGAAAGATTAAATAGAAATCCAAATTTAGAAAAAAAACAAACAACAGTTAAGAGTCAATCAAGAAAACCTATGTCAAATTCTGAAAAATTAGCATTTATATTAAAGATATTTGAACTTGATAAAAATTATGATGAAACTTCTTTAAAGAAATCATATTTAAAATTGGCATTAATTCATCATCCAGATAAAGGTGGTGATGCAGATAAATTTTTAAAGATTACACAAGCATATAAATTTCTTCTTAAAAAATTATCACAAAAAGATAGTAATAAGACACATAATGATTTAAAAAATGAAAATATAGATTATGTTAAAAATCAAGCGACAGATAATAAACAAAATGTAAATTTAACAAGTGATTTTAATAGTACTCTTTTTAATAAAATATATGAAGAAAATCGCCTTGATTCCGTATATGACAATGGTTATGATGCATGGATAAAAAAAAATGAATTTAAGACTGATAAGATAGATAAAAAGAATATTGGAAAAGGGAACTTTAATTCAGTATTCCAAGCGAATAAAAAACAACAACTAAGTAACAGTATAATACCTTATGGAGAACCTCGAGTTGATATTTCTTATAAAGGGAGAGATAGTTTAACAATATTAGGACAAGATAAAATTGATGATTTTAGTGGAGAAAGTTCAAGTGGTCTTCAATATAGAGATTACAGAGATGCCTTTTCAAATACCCATTTAATAGATGAAAATTCTGTTGATATATCAAAGCGAAGTAAAACATTAAAACATTACAATTCAGAAAGAAAAAATATAACATATACTCTTTCAGATGAAGATAAAAAAAAGCAAGAATATATCCATTCTAATGAAGAAAAAAAAGAAAAAGAAAGAATAAAAAGATTAGAAAAGAATGATAATATGGCATTTAATACATATGATGCTATACATCAGAGAATGTTGGGAAGATGAAATTATTAGTGATTTCCACCTCTATTAATTAAATAATCCTCTTGATCTGAAGTTAAACATACACAACCATTTGATGATAAATACGGAGAATCTTCACAACATGAGATAGATGTTTTGTTTGTCTCAAACATATTCATTCTCTTAACTGAATCATCATTTCCATCAACAGTTGGACCGGTTAATTTACTATTGTCGGGTTGTTTTATATTTAATGGTATAGATGTTCCTAAAAATGTACTAACATCTTTTTCATCTGCCAAGTTGTTTATATTTTCTTTTTTAAGGTGGTCTAAACATAAACCATCATACATACCCATAGGGGTTGTTGTTTTATAATCTGAAAATGAACGGACCTTCCTTTGTCTTAAATTTCCAGAACTATTATTATTACCATTATTTTGTTCAAATTCTTTATTATTCCATTTATCATTTTCTAATTCTAATTCAAATATTTTTTCTTTTATTACATTTACATCTTCTTCTTCATCTAAATCACGGACCCTTCTTTCTATTTCACTCATTCTCTTTTTTAAATCTCTTAGAAGATTTCTGTCATAATTATCGATAACATCACTAGGTATATTTATCGAATCTAAATTACCCAAATCTAAATTTAAATTTAATTCAGAACTTCCTAAATTTAAAGAAGATGAATTATTATTATTGCTAATAACTTCAGGTAGATTAATATTTATATTCGGATATAATTCCATGTATAAATTAATTAGTTCATTTATTTTTGGATTATTTTGATCAATCCCTCCTTCATCATCACTAAGGGAATTAAGTTCTTCTTCTAACTCTCTTATCTTTTCTCTTATACGTAATAATCTTCCTTCTTCAACAATGTATAATTCATCTACCTGAGTTTCATCTACCTGAGTTTCATCTACTTGTGTTTCATCTACCTGAGTTTCATCTACTTGTGTTTCATCTACCTGAGTTTCATCTACTTGTGTTTCATCTACCTGAGTTTCATCTACCTGAGTTTCATCTACCTGAGTTTCATCCATATTTTCTTGACCTTCAATTATTTCTTTATGAGTATTTTCTTTATTTTTATAAATTATAAATATAAAAATACCAGTAATTACTAGTAGTAATTGTATATTTTCTTTAAAATCATATGAATATAGTATGTAAACATACAAAATAATTATAAATATATTCATGTATTTTTTTAAAATATCTGTAAACATTTAATATAAATAATATAATTATTTAAAACATTATAATAAAATATAAATATACGATGGATTGTGTCGACCTTAAGAATGAGTGGGTATTATGGTATCATTCCATAAATGACACAAAGTGGGATAAACAGTCATATAAAAAGTTATTTTCTTTAAATGATTTATATGATGTTAATCTTATATTAGATACATTTAAACAGAACCATTATCAAAATGGTATGTTTTTTCTTATGAAAGATAATATTTTCCCTAATTGGGAAGATCCTAGTAATCGCTTGGGTGGTTGTTTATCTTTTAAAGTTTCATCTAAAAAAGTAATTAAAGAATGGTATTCTATATTTTTAAAATGTATATTAGAAGAACTATTAACAAGTGAAAATAATAAAATAAATGGTATATCAATTTCACCAAAAAAAGAATTTAATATAATTAAGGTATGGTTTTCAGAACAATTAGATTATAAAAAATATTTTATTGAAAATGAAGGTTCTGAAGTAGTTTTATCGAATACTCTATATAAAAAGCATGTTATTTGTTAAGTAGAATTTGTATTTGGTGCTAAACATAATTTAATATCTCCAAGTGAAGCAACTGCATACTTAATGATTAATGGATAATCATTCTTAATATAAAGGTTGATTTGATTACATAGATTAGTACATTTTGTGAATAGACTTAAATATTTTAGAGAAAATACACCTTGTATAGGAAGAGATTCTGGTGATGTTTGATTAAATTTTAAACCATTATTTGTTTCTCCAAGGGTAGTTTCTTGAGAAGCAAAGTCTCCACAGCAATTTAGTATAAGTTGTGAACCGATACTTTTAATTTCTATATTTTCTCCAATATTTACCATATCTCTTATTATCTTTTGGAAATCTCCTGAAGGTAAAGATAGTTCTGTTTCAAATTCAGCAGGAGGTATACTTATATTATCATCTGGTATATCTAGTAAATTTAATTTGTAGATTGTTTGTGAGTTCTTTTCTATATTATTTATCATAATTCCTAATTTATTTTCATTTTCATTATCGACAAATAATGTAAGGGTTTCTGAATTACCCATTGTTTTAATTAGTTTAAAGAAGTTTAACATATTTACACCGATAGTTATTTTTTTAGGACAATGGAAAAATTCAAAATTATCTGATTCTAATTTCATATGAATAAGTATTGTGTGCGTGGAATCCATTGCCATTAGTTTTATACCAGATTCATCAAATATGAAGTTTGCTTCAGTTAAAATTTCTTTTAGAGCCTCTACTAGTATACGGAATGCACCGGCTTGTTCTGTCTTAAGTTTTAATTTGTAATTATTGATATCTTCTTTATCCATTTTAATGCTATTAGTTATAATATATATCTTTAAATAAAAATTTATATATACATAAATTATTAATATATGATATATATAATATGACTTTTTCTGATAATGTTTCTGGTATAATAGATGATATAGAACTACAAAGAACATATGATAAAGCAATATTAAAACATCGATTTTTAGATGAGATAACATATTATGAAAAAAAGAGAGATGAAACAAAAAGATATTATAATGTATTCCGCTTTATAGTTACAACTGGAAGTATTTTATTACCTGCTGTTCTCTCAATGGGACAAATGGATCCAGCAAAACTCCCTAAAAATTTTGATATGATTAGTTATTGGTTTTCATGGACTATATCGTTACTAGTAACCGGAAGTAATGGATTTTTACAATTATTTTCACTTGATAAAAATTATTTCAGTTATTCCATGGTTGTTGAGCAATTAAAAACAGAAGGATGGCAATTTTTTGGACTTTCAGGTAAATATGAAGATTATTCAGACCATCAAAGTGCATATAAAACATTTTCAAAATCTGTAGAAAGTATAAAACGAAAACAAGTAGATCAAGAATTTTCAAATGGAAAGGGTGAAAATAAAAAGAAAAAATTTGATTTTAAAGGCGAAATGCAAAAATTTGCACAAGAACAGAATGCTGACCTTAGAATAAAAAATGTTGTTGAGAAGACACCTCAAGTAAATGATATCGTTCAAAATATTCAATCGGTCCCTTTAATTCCTGAAATTAAAAATGTTATTGAAAAAGTTGAAAAAGTAGAGGGTGCAATAGAAAGTGTTCCAAAAGTTGAAAAAATTTTAGAAAAAACAATTGACACGGTTGTTAATGAAGAAGTAAAGGCTGAGGTTGATGAGAAAAAAGGTTAAATAAATAATATAAAGGATATTATAATAATATAACTATTATGACATCATTTGATAGGGTCGTTGATTTATTTCAAACATCTTCTTTTAAAGAAAATTTTGAAGGATATAAGTCAAAAAATAAAAAAGATGTTAATGAATTAATTGATTTTCTTGATTCTATAGAAACAAATAAGAAATATTATCGAATTGGAGTTCAAAAAAATAAAAAATATAGAAAACCTCAAAATGAAGATACTGAAGATATTAAAAACATAAATAGTCTTGTAAATAAATTAACAGAAAATAATTTTGATAAAATAAGAGTATCAATTATAAAACATATAAGTAAAGACCATTTAATACCATACATTATTGAAACTATAATTGAAAAGTCTATTTTACATCATAGATATGTAAAGTTATATGTATCTATTTTAAAAGAAATTAAAAATAGAAATAAAGTAAATATTATAATTAAAACATGTGATAAACATTATGATAATTTTTTTAATAAATTTAATATAAATTGTAAATCATATGATGATCTTTGTAAAAGGAATAAAAATATAGATAATATAATTGGATTCTCTATTTTGATAACACATTTAGAAAAAGAAAAAATAATATCAAGTTATGTTGAGAAAGTTCTTGACCCATTTATGGAAAAAATAAATATTGTTGGTGATGAGGAACTATTTAAGATGCTTACATCTTTTTACAATATTTCACAATTATATTATCAAGAAATACCTGGTAAATATAAAGATAAATTAATGATACTAAAGGAGAAAAAATCTTCAAAGATTAAATTTAAGATAATGGATATTCTTGGAGAATAATTATTTAAATAACTAATAACATTGTATAATAAAATGGAAGGGGACAGTGAAAATTACCCTTTAGATGATAATAATGATAATAATGAAAATAGTATAGGATACAGTGTTGAACTGGATGTATCTAGTATAAATAATCTCCTTAATATGTATAGTAGTGTTAATGGAGGGTTATATACTAGTAATGGTAATATGACGACCAATGTTAATGGTATGCCTTTACCTCCTTTACCATTTACTAATTTAAGTTCAGAAATACAAAATTGTCCTGCTGGTAATATTAGTCAATTATATGATGATATAGAACCATTATATGTGAGTGATTTAAAAGATATAAAAAATCATGTTATAGATATACTAAATAACCGTTCTGAATTTAAAGATGAAGAATTAGATGATGATGTAAATTATGAAAATAAAGAAATAGACGAATTATATGAAAAAATTAAAATTATTAATGAAGAATTTAAAGGTTATCAAGAAAATTTACACAATGCAGAAGTAATTTTAAATAAAGAAGTAGATAAATTAAATTCAAATGTAAAAAAAATAGAACAATTTATTGGATTCTTAGAGAATTTATCTTCAATTGATTATGAAGATGTTAAAGATATAATTAATAGTATAAATAATCTTTCAACAAAATTATCTAATGTTGATAGTTTTAAAAAAGCAAAACAAGATTATATAAAAGAAAGAAAAAATATTTTAAAGTATATTTATTTCCTTCGAAAAGTAAATAAAATGAATGTTACTAATATTTGTGTAGTATGTATGGAAAATCAAGTAACTCATTTTATTAACCCATGTGGACATACTTTCTGTGGAAAATGTCTCGAAAAAACGTTGGATATAAAGGATATAAATAATATTGAAACAATACATGTAGATAAAAAATGTCCAATGTGTAGAAAGTATATAAACAATGTGAATCCACTTTATTTCTTATAATTTATCCAATAATTCTTCCATAATTTCTCTTTTTGTTTTTCCTTTTATTTTCCTAAAAATGTAATAATTTTTAGAATCTAAAGTCACATTACGATATTGACTTACTTTTATACTTAATCTATTACCATCTATACAATATAATGTGCCTAAACACTCAATATCGAGTGTATTCTTTTTTATGAAAAATAATTTATCACCAATAAAAAATCCTCGTTCAATATATTCTGTTGAGCGGATTTTGCTTTTTACACTGTTATCTAGGAAATTATATAATTCTTCCCAAATTTTTTCTTTACCTTGGAGATATGATTTTAAAGGTTCGACATCCATTTATAAATAAATATAAAAATAATTTACGGTTTTTTCTGAAATTTTTTTCTAAGTATAAAGTATAAAAATATGGGAGGAGGATTAATGCAACTTGTCGCTTACGGAGCTCAGGATATCTACCTTACGGGTAACCCTCAAATCACTTTCTTCAAGGTTGTCTACCGCAGACACACTAACTTCTCGATGGAATCCATCCAACAGACCATCAATGGTTCGGTTGGCCCATCATCTCGTGTAACTTCAACTATCTCCCGCAATGGTGATCTCGTATACAAACTCTACTATGAATTCAGTGGAACTGTTGTCGGCAAAGGAACTGCCGCCACCGACCTTCTTGCCAACCCTGGTGCTGCTATTTTTAACAATGTTGAAGTTGAAATTGGTGGACAGAGAATCGACCGTCAGACTGGTCAGTGGATGCACGTATGGACATCCCTAACTGAACAAAATGATGCTAGAGTTGTCGCCGCTGTTGACGGCACAGGAGGCACCCTTTCACAGGAACTTTCGGGTATGGGTGGAACCCTACAGGTAGCAGGGAATGGATCTGACACCGCAGGCACGACTGGCGCTGTTAATCTACACATCCCTCTCCAGTTCTGGTTCTGCAGAAACCCTGGTCTTGCTCTACCACTTATTGCCCTTCAATACCACGAAGTAAAGATTGTCACTACTTGGTCTGACATGTTCCCTTCGGGTGGAACTGCCGAACTATGGGCTGACTACATCTACCTTGACACTGATGAACGCAGACGCTTTGCCCAGGTATCGCACGAATACCTAATTGAACAGGTTCAGTTCCAGGCAGGTGCATCATCAACTGTCAGCACTGAACTAAACTTCAACCACCCTATTAAGGAACTCATCTGGACCAAGGGTTTCACCTCCAAAGACAAGACCGGTTATGGTGTTATGGATGACCTTGCTGGCAAATATCAACTCAAGTTAAATGGTCATGACCGTATGGCTATGCGCTCACACACCTACTTCACCAAGCAGCAGGTCCACATGTACCACACTGGTCCAGGTGGTCTTGACACCGGAAGCACGAACCTGGTTGGGGCAAACACCACTGCTGTAGGTGCTGGTGACGACAGTATTGCCGTTTACTCGTTTGCACTCAAACCTGAAGAGCATCAACCTTCTGGAACATGCAACTTCTCGCGTATTGACAATGCTCAGTTATACTCTGACACTGCCGAATCACGTGATGTTTTCGCTGTAAACTACAATGTCCTCCGTATCATGTCCGGTATGGGTGGTCTTGCTTACTCGAACTAAATTAGTTAAGGGTAAATTAAATTTATACAATTTTAAATAAATTTTTTACATTTATTTTTAAAAAAAAGATATAGAAGAAAAAAAATCTATATTTAATACATTGTATCATTAATTGAAGTTCTCAAAAATTTAACTACACCAGAGGGTCTTGTCCTTTTAAATAACATTAATCTATTACTATCTAATTTTCCTTCTATATATTTTTTATCTTCCTCGGTCATAATTTTTTTACCTGTTGCTAATTTAATCATATAATCTTTATCTCTAATAATTACCTCTTCACGAGATGATTCTTGAGCGAGTCTTTCTTCTTCTGCCTTCGCAGCAACTTCTCGAGCAAGTCTTTCTTCTTCTGCCTTAGCAGCAGCTTCTTGAGCGAGTCTTTCTTCTTCTGCCTTCGCAGCAGCTTCTTGAGCGAGTCTTTCTTCTTCTGCCTTCGCAGCAGCTTCTTGAGCGAGTCTTTCTTCTTCTGCCTTCGCAGCAGCTTCTTGAGCGAGTCTTTCTTCTTCATTGTTTTCTTCATTGTTTTCTTCAATGTTTTCTTCAATGTTTTCTTCAACATTGCTTTCTTCGTTGTTAAAGTTTGTTAAATCGAGTGTTTGTTCTTCAGTCATTTATATTGTATAATATATATTTTTATTTTATTTAAAACTTTCTTATATAAAATATATATATAAAAATGAGTAAAGGATTTACAAATCTTGGAAATACATGTTATATGAATGCTGCCTTACAGTGTTTATCACATTTACCACAATTAAACCTTAATAATCAAAATTTCATAAATGATATTAAAAAAAGAAGTAGTAAATCAGATGTCAATGTTATGAAACACTTTTTAAACTTACAACATTCTGTTTGGGAAGAAGATAAAAATGTTGTATCTACACGAGGAGTTCTTGAAAGTTTTATAAAACAATGTGAAAAGAATGATGTTTATTTCGAATCTTTCCAACAAAATGATACAACTGATTTTTTAAATACATATATGGACTTTCTTCATGAATCTATCAAAAGAACAGTAAATATAAATATAAATGGAACTCCTAAAAATAATTATGATAAACTTAAAGTTAAAAGTATAGAAACCTGGAGGAGTTTTTTTGAAAATAGTTATTCTTATATTATTGTAAAATTTTATTCACAGTTATTAACGTTAACTTCATGTCCTAATTGTAACTATTATACATCAAATCATGAACCAATTATGAGTATATCACTTACACTAAAAGGTAATTATAATAATATATATGACTGTTTAAATGAATTTACCGATAAAGAAAAATTAGACCTTAATAATACTTGGAAATGTGATAAGTGTAAATGTGAAGTTCAACCTGAAAAAAAAATAAAATTTTGGAATTTATCGGATGTTTTAATTTTTTCAATTAAAACATTCAGACTTAATAAAAAAATAGAAAAACATATAGAATTTCCTGAAGAACTTAATATGGAGGATTATTGTATAAATAATAAAAGTAATTTAAGATATTCTTTATCTGGTATATGTATTCATGGTGGAAACCTACATGGAGGACATTATTATGCTATGTGTAAAGACCATACTGAAAATATATGGCGAATACATAATGATACACATGTAAAAGATACTACATTGGAAAATGTATTATCACAAACACCATATTGTTTATTTTACATAAAAAATGCTTAAACCCGGACCCATCTTTTACCTTTTGAATATTTTTTGTTTTCCCATAAATTACCATCTTTACCTTTCATAGTTACATTGAGTGGTGTACATCTCGCACAATATCCTAACCCCTTTGGACTTGGTTCTTTTCCTGTAAAGTATGCTTTTACACCTTTTTTACATGTAATGCATTCATGCTTCCCTGGTGGACCCTTATGTTTTCTATTTGTTAAATTTCTAACTTTAACAATTCTATTAGACTTGCGAGATGTTCTTCTTGTCGATCTACGCGCAGTCCTACGATTACTTCGCTTGGCACTTCTTCTCGCTGTTCTGCGCACACTTCTTCTCGCTGTTCTGCGCACACTTCTTCTCGCTGTCCTGCGCACACTTCTTCTCGCTGTCCTGCGCACACTTCTTCTCGCTGTCCTGCGCGCACTTCTGCGTGTAGTTTTACGCGATGTCTTAAGTCTTGTCTTTCTTCTTTGAGCAACTGTTTTTTTCAAAGATCTTTTTTTCCTACGCTTATTTTCTTTTTGATCATCTTCTTTTAAAAAATCAGAAAATGATTTAGCACCCGCTAATTGAAAAAAAGAAGAAAAAATACTATTAGTCATTATATTATATAATATATATTACATTATTATTTCATCTAAATATGTAATTTCTTCATCTTCATATATGTTTCCATCATCTTCACAAAAATAAGATACATTATTAATAAATATTAATAAATCATCAACATTAATATTTTTCATTTTTAGTAATTCTGTCCCATATTTTTTGTCAATATCAAAATATAAATCTACGATATCAGATGTAAAATACATATCTATTATTTCACATGAATCATTTTCAAATAGATGTTTATTATAAATAAATATGTATAAATATTTACGTATTTCATCCATTTCATAGTCTATATAAATTTTATCATTCATTTTTAACCATTCATATAAAATAGAGAATACATCATTTATATATTCTTTATTTGTAGAATGTGTGTATTTTGAGTTTTTTTCATTCAACCATTGATTTATGTTAACCATTATTTAAACAAAAAGAAATATTAAAAAAAATTTTAACTTATTATATTAATTATTTCACTTTTTAATTCTTCAAATGGAATAGAAGTGTCAATATACTTAACATTTCCTGGAAATGTTAATCCCCCTGTTTCAGATATATCATTCATATTTTTTATATGATCTTTGTAATTTTCGGGATATAATTTAATAATTCTTTCAATTCTTACGTCTTTAGGTGTTGTAAGACTAATAAATAACCACTCATCTAAACAGTCTACTTCATTTTGAAATCTAAGGTCATCTATAATACAATTATCTTTATTATCTCTTTTTATTTCATCGACAATGTAATTTGCCCATACATCTGGATTAATTTCTTTCATTTTATTAGCAACATTTATTAGTAGAGATCTATCTTTTCCATTCATTTTGAATAAATCCCTTGCAATTTCTTTAACTTTTCCACCAAAAGAATATGTTTTGTAATCACTGTTATGATTTTTTATTATTTCAGAAATAGTTGTTTTTCCAGAACACATCGGACCATGGATTGCTATTTTCATTATATTTATATATATAATTAAACTTTTATGTATTTACTTCACCATCTACTTCTTCATTACTTTCGCCTTCATTATCAGGGGGTGGTGAAGCACTAACTCCTTTAGGATCACCAAACCAATTTTCACCGTCTGTAGCTACATTTATTAAATGTATACCAAAAATACTACCTCCTATTACTAATCCCCATTTAACAATTGCTACAAAAATTCCCATTCCAGATGAAGATTGCATGGATGAACAACCAAACCCTGCTACAAAAAACGAAGAAATAAGGAATATAAACATTGTTGTAATTTGTGAATAATATATAGCCCTCAAAAATTTATCCTTTACATTCTGTTTTTTATTTCTTAAATATTGATAGGAATTACTTATGACATTAATTAATATGATTAATATACCAGTATATAATGCTAGTGTTCCGAAACTTGTAGCACTTATTTGTGAAACAGTTCCTTCGAATGCCCCGTTACCACCTTTTTGTCCCCCTGCATTAAATTTACGTCTTATATATGCTCCCGCAAAAATAAATGTTGATAAACAAATGATTATGTATAGCATGAAATCTTTAAATTCTTCAGTCCTTTCCTCTTTTGTTGTCCCTACATATTCAACTTTTCTAGTCCATTCCCTTACTCCTACAATAAATATATATATAAGTGCTGTAAACAACCATAGAATACGTTTTGAATTTAAGAAACTGCTTGATGTATCTTTACAGAAGAAAGTTTCTCCCATATCTCCATATGATTTATTTAATACAATGTTCACAAGTGACATTACAATCATTAAAACGAAGTATTGTATAAATACTCTAGAATCTTTCATATTTTGCGAAAAAGATTTTTCTTCAGACATTTATTATATAAATAATAAATAAAAAAAAAATATATATTCTTTTATAATGAAGTTAACTAATATAAGGTATAATAACAATTTCATTATTTCAGATGGTAAAAAATTTTACCTTTCTGGAATAAATAAAGATAAATACGAAAAATACATCAAAGATAAAAAATCTTTTAAGTTAAAAGATCACAAAAAAAGTGATATAACAAAGGAATTAACTGGATTAATGAAAGAACATGATGTATATTCACACGTTAATTTCTGTGGATTTGATGTTCAATCTGGTGGTAATTGAATGGGTTCTACTCCATCGAAAAGTTTAAATAAAACTGGAGGTGGATGAGGTATGAAAGATAGCATACAAAATGGAGGTGGATGAGGTATGAAAGATAGCATACAAAATGGAGGTGGATGAGGTATGAAAGATAGCATACAAAATGGAGGTGGATGAGGTATGAAAGATAGCATACAAACTGGAGGTGGATGAGATAAAGAAATACTATAAATTATACAATCATATTTAATATTTTATCATATGACGAATATCTCTTTAAATGTGAGAAATATTCCGAGAGGGATAAATTTATTATTAAATTTGAAAGTATATAAAAAGATAATAATATAATAATATAAAAAATATAAAAAATGTTTGATATAATGATACTTAATATGAAAGTTGATAACGATGAACTTAAAGAAAAATACATTACAACTTACACGAATGTTTCTGGAGATGCTGGAATAGACTTATTTGTTCCAGAAACTATAACTATTCCAGCAAAACAATTGGGTTTTAAGATAGATCATCTTATTTCTTGTGAAGCAACCATTCTTAATAATCCTGTATCATATTATCTATATCCACGCTCATCAATGGGAGGTAGAACACCACTTCGAATGTCTAATTCTGTTGGTATTATTGATTCAGGATATAGAGGGCGTATAATTGGTATGGTTGATAATATTTCTGATGAAGATTTTGTAGTTGAAAAGGGTACACGCTTATTTCAAATATGTCCACCAACATTAAATAATCCAATAAACCTTAATATTGTTCAAGAACTAACTGAAACTGAAAGAGGCGAAGGTGGTATTGGAAGTACTGGTAATTAATTTATTCTTCACTCTTTTCCTCTGAAGGTTCTTCAACTTTATCTTCATCTTTATCTTCTTCACCTTCGTTTAAACTTTCTACTTTAATTTTTTCTAAAATAGTCTTTAGTTCTTTAATAGTTACGCCAACTGGTATTAGTTCATCTGGATGCCATGTTGCTCTAGTATTTGCTACCAATAATATCTTATATAATTGTTCTATATATGATGCAGGTAGATTAACACTAAGTTCTTTTTTTTCTGGTATTTTTTCCATTTGTATAATAAATATATAAAAATTATAAGTTTAAAACACAATTTTTATAAAATTTTTATTGTAGAATAAATATGGATGATAATTATATTATAAAAGATACAAGGAACCATACCGATTTTAAAGAATTAACATTTTCTGGTTTTAAAAAGACACAGGTTATTACTGCTGTATTTAAGAATATTGAAGCAAAAAAAGTAGAGGCGGCGTGTCATTGGACAACAGAATCGATAATATCTGGTTATGCGAATGTATTATGGGAGAAATTAATAATATATTCTTCACGTATAGTTCATATAAATAATCCAAAAATACCACAATACATGTATAACAAAGATAAAGTATATAGGAATCAATTAAATATACTTGATAAAAAAAACAAAGACAGATTTATACTTTTAAGGAATAGTCAAATGATAAGGAATCTTTTTTTTGATGTTGTTACAACATTAACAACATCTTTAAAAACAAAAAAATATGATAAATACTCAAAAATAAATATTACAGAAGATTTTAAATATGACACTATGAAGAAAAGATTATGTGGTGAAATGAACATATTACCCGATAACATTATGAGATTTAATGATCCGGAAGAAATAAAAATAATATTAAATGAAATATTTATTATGTCAAAAAATAAACAGTTTGGTTATGATAGATGTTGTTTTTGGATACTCTGGTTAGTTAAATGGGAATCTCAACACAAAAAGAAAAAGATACAATGGAATGTAGAGTATAGAGATGTAAAAGAAGTTGATAAAAAGTTTAGATCTAATGTTATATGGATAGTTTGGGATATAATAAATGAAGAATTAAAATCAAGAGATGAAAATGTTAGAAAACAAATATCTTATTTGTATAAACTTTTTATAAATGATTATACACTTGGAAAGAGAAATACAAGACTACCTATATTATTCCATGCTTTTGGATATCTTACACATGATATAAATTTTTCATTGCCTTTAAGGAATAACTTTAAACTTTTTGTAGAAGTTCAATGTAATGTTAATAAAATGTTTGGTGCTAAAAAAATAAATGAGAAAATTGAAGAAGTAAAACCTGTTCAAAAACCAACTAAAAAGAAAGATAAAGAAAAAGTTGAAGTGGAAATAATAAGAGATAAAATAAGTATATTTAACGAATTAGATAATATTTAATAATTATTTAGGCACCTTCATTCATATCTTGAGCTTGTTTGCGCCTCACAGATTCCCATCATCTTGCTGAATTTCAGGTTCTAGTTCAGGTTGCTGCTGCTGTTGCAAGAGGTGATCTCGTGCCTGCCCCAATTCCTCTGGAATTGGCTGCCCGCCAAGCGAATCTTCCCATACACTCAAGAATGTGTTAATTTCATAAATAAGGTCGTCGCTTGATACTGTTTCGAGATCGATTTCTCTTTCTTCTAAATATTCATATAATCCTTCTATAACATACATACCTAAAATATTTACAATGTTGTCGATACCATGCCTATGAAACCCCTTTCGAAGATCTTCTATTTTTAAATTGCGGAATGATAATTCTCTTTCTGCTTGGAATTGTTGGGGAAAACTGAGAACCCCTCTTCCCATATTGAGAAATGCCATAGTGCGCGTCCTTCCTTCCTCTTCTACTTCTATCTTATCTACTGGAAAGATTACGGGTATACTAACAGCATCCCATTTATCAAATAAATTAATACTTCCTTCGCCAGAACGTGTTGGTTCTAAACGTCTTGCTATTGCGAAAGTCCATGGATCAACATGAGGGGGTGAGCCATCAGGTGGGAGAGGGGGTCTATATGTTCTTCTTATGAATTTTGACGTTAATAATCCAGCGCATGCTCCAGATGCAAAATCTACTCCCGAGTTCATTTTCGAGGCAAGTTCGAGGAAACCAGGAGAATTAAAAAGACCGACGAGATCCTGACCAGCATCTATCACATGACCCCTTATATTTTGGTCGACCGTACTACATTGAGCAGCAGCAACATTTTGCCATTGCACATCTCCAGGCTGACCAGCAACTCTATCATAAGCAGTTTTTATTAATGTATATAATGCGATGGTTGCTGCTGCCGCCCCTGTATATGTCGCTACTCCAGCACATGTAGTCCCAATTACAACTGATACTATTGTTATTAAAAGCTTATCAAGAGTTCCAAATAATTGCCCCACTGTAAGCATCCCCACACCGGTAGCAACATAGGAATTAGTCCCTACGATCATAAATAATGTCTTAAATGAATATTTAAAAATACGGTGCCAATACTTAACCATTTCTCCATGAGTATCTGGATTCCATATAGGTCGTGTATCTTGTGGTTGTACATATGTGTTATGAGGACCTACCCCTTGTTCTGCTCGACGCTCCACGATGGCTCTCGCAGCACGCGTGCGTGCGTCACGTCTGCCACGCCTCGCGACCGCGCGGGATTGCCTCCGATTAGCAGTCTGGCCGAGGCGCGCCATCGACTGCGACTGCGGTGGTCGTCGGTTTGGTCTGGCAGTGGTTTGTGATGGTCCTTCACCGGTCCAATCACCAAGGGAACCAGAGGGATCCATCCCACCCTTCATACTCTCTACCCCATGTTCGTATGTGCCACTAGGTTTTATAACGAGGTCTTTGTATAATTCTTCAGCACCACGTTCCAGATCTTCGTTTTTGTGATCCTTTAAAAGGGTGCGAGCTTCATCGATCGTGGCGCAGAAGTCTGGGTCACCACAGGCGGCACCACCAAATAAGAAATTTCTTAATCTATTATTTCTCCTGCTTGATCTTCTTAATGCTTTGTTCATACGTCTATTAGAACGTCTATTAGAACGTCTATTAGAACGTCTTGTTGAGCGTCTTGTTGAGCGTCTCGTAGAACGTCTATTAGAACGTCTAACAGAACGTCTATTAGAACGTCTAACAGAACGTCTAACAGAACGTCTGGATGCACGCGCTGAACGTCTACGTGAATTACGTCTAGTCATTTTTCTTCCCATTATATTATACTAATTAACAATATTTTTTTTTAACGATTAACCAGAACATGATATACATGGTTTTTCAGGTTCTAGTGTAAACTGTAGTGCCTTCGAACTTGGTCTTGAGCGAAGGTAATACATCCCTGTCTTAAGTCCTCTTTCCCATCCATAAAAATGCATTGATGAAAGTCTCTTAAAATTAGGGGACTCTACAAAAAGATTAAGACTTTGCGACTGACATATAAACGCACCTCTATCCGCTGCCATATCTAAAATATGTTTCTGCTTTATTTCCCATGCTGTCTTATACCTTTCTCTTATTTTTTCTGGAATTTCCTGAATATTTTGTACTGATCCATCATTCAATATAATTTTATCTTTCATTTCTTCATTCCATTTACCAATCTCATTTAGTTCTTTTACAAGATATTCATTAACAACCATAAATTCACCCGCAAGGACCCTTCTTGTGTAAATATTTGAGATAACTGGTTCTATACACTCGAAATTACCAAGAATCTGAGATGTAGATGCTGTAGGCATAGGTGCTACAAGTAAACTATTTCGAACACCATATTTCTTAATATCTTCCCTTAAAGTATCCCAATCATGTAAAGAGTTATCTACTGTTACACCCCAAAGATCATGTTGAAGTAGACCTTTATGAAGAGGGGAATTAATATATGTTGAATATGTTCCTAAATATTCATCTCTTTGAATTTCCCCATCAATTGGTCTTAATCCTTTGTTTAGTCGACGTAAAATATCATCTGATACAAAATTCTCACTATTATGTGGACTAAAATTCTGGATTCCTGCTTTAAAAGTCTTAATATCTTTTTCTCTATCTCTAGCAATTTCCATAGATGCTTGAAGTGAACCATAATATATACTTTCAAATATCTTACGATTAATATCTTTCGATTCTTCTGAACCAAATTCAGTTTTCATTTCGTAGAAAACATTTGCAAGTCCCTGGACACCTAAACCAATTGGACGATGCCTTCTATTGGAACGTTCTGTTTCTGGAATAGGATAAAAATTATAATCGATTATTTTATTAAGATTATATGTTAGTATCTTTGCCAAATCCTTTACTTTTTGATAATCAAATGTAGGTTTTATCCAATCCAGTAATTCTGCATATCCACCAATATATTCTTCATTAACAGTTGAGAAAATTTGTGGAAATACCAATTTCTCTGGTAGTCTTTCATCATCCAAATCTAATTCCCTGTAATCAATTTCATTATATTTAATATTCCTTGATTTACAAAGATTTTTTGAATAAAGACAATATGTACAGTTTGGTTTTGAATAAATATCAACTTCCATTTTACTATAATCTTTTTCTACAATACAACTTGGAAGTGATATAGATGCTAAATTACATACAGCAGTTTCTTCATCATTCGAATATTCGATAATTTCTGTACAAAGGTTAGAAGACTTAATTGTTCCGAGATTATTTTGATTAGACTTTTTATTACAAGCATCTTTATAAAGTAGGTAAGGGGTTCCAGTTTCAATCTGAGATGTTAAAATAGCAAACCATAGATCTTGAGCATTAATTTGTTTTCTAAACTTACCTTCACTTTCATATTTCATATATAGTTCTTCAAATTCATCACCATAACAATCACTCAAACTCGGACATTCATGTGGGCACATAAGGGACCATTTACCATTTTCTTTAACACGTTTCATGAATAGATCAGGAATCCACAATCCATAAAAAAGATCTCTTGCCCTATCATGTTCATTACCATGATTCTTCTTTAATTCGAGAAAATCTTCTATATCAGCATGCCATGGTTCTAAATATATAGCAAATGAACCATTCCTTTTTCCACCACCTTGATCAATATACCTTGCAGTGTCGTTAAAAACCTTTAACATAGGAACTATACCATTAGAATATCCATTTGTCCCCTTTATAAAAGACCCATTTGAACGAATATTGTGTATATGTAAACCTATTCCACCAGAATACTTTGAAATAAGGGCACAATCTTTTAGAGTATCGTATATTCCTTTTACAGAATCTTCTTTCATAGAAAGAAGGAAACATGATGCTAGTTGTTCTCTCTTTGTTCCAGCATTAAAAAGTGTCGGAGTAGCATGAATAAAATCTTTATTAGAAATATGGTTATATGTTTCGAATGCTTTATCTAAGTTATCACGGTGTATACATAGTGCTACTCTCATAAATAGATGTTGAGGTCTTTCAATAATTTCATTTTCAATCTTTAGAAGATAACTTTTTTGTAGGGTTTTAAAACCAAAAAAATCAATGTTATAATCATTTTTTTCTTTTATCTCTTTATCGATTAAATCTTTATTATTCTTTACGAGATCATATAGATAATCTTCTAGTATTCCTTTAGAATATAGTTTTTCAACTACATCTGAAAACTTATTACTTGTGCTCTTAATATGATTAGAAATAACAATTCTACTTGCAAGAACAGCATAATCAGGATTTTTCGAATATAATGATATTGCAGTTTCAGATGCTAATTCATCTAACTTACTAGTTTTGACACCATCAAATATTTCACTACAAACCTTCTGAGCAATCAAAACAGGATCTACATCTATTTTCTTATTAAATTCTTCTCCAGAACAAAGGAGTTTAATTCTGCTGAGGATTTTGTCAAAAGAAACTTCTTCGGTTACTCCGTTTCTTTTTTGGACAAGCATTATAGTATTATATATATATATATTATTATGGTGATTTTAAGTATTTTATTTATGATATTATATTAAATGATATATATAATATTATGTATAATCGTAGTATACATATCATATACATTAAATAAGGATAAAATACCAAATATTATACATTTTATTTTCGGTCTAAAACCTCAAAATGAAGAATTTTTATTTATATATTATTTATCAATACTTAGCGCATATATTGTAAATTATCCTGAAAAAATATATTTTTATTACCATTATGAACCATATGGTAAATGGTGGAATAGATTAAAAGAAAAAATACCTGTAATTGTTTTTGAAAAGGTAGAATTACCCACACATATTGGTAAAAAAGAAATAAAACACTTCGCCCATAAAGCAGATTGGATAAGAATGAATAAACTTTATGAAAGAGGAGGAGTATATATGGATATCGATACAATTACTGTAAAAAATTATAAAAGGTTATTAAAAAATAATACTGTCCTTGGATATGAAATAAAAAAAGATGATCTCATTTGTAATGCCATTATGATGACTATACCAAAAAGTCCTTTTTTTAATATATGGTTAAAAAATTATGAAAAAGAATTTAAACCAGATGGATGGGGTGAAGCATCCATACACTTGCCAGGTAAATTATATAATAAATACCCAAATTTAGCAATGGTTCTTTCAGAAAATACATTTTTTAGACCATATGCTACCCAAGGAGATGATATATTTAAAAATAATATAAATATTCATAACGATTTAATAACACTTCATTTATGGGAATCATATACAATAAAATATCTAAAAAATATTAAAAATTTTGAATGGATAAAACATAATAAACACACATTATATAGTAAAATAGTTTTATTAAATATATCTGAATCTGATATTTAAAAATATATCATTTTCATTTAGAATGAACGAACTACTAAGTGAAGAAATAATTAATTCGTTTAATAAAAAATCATTTATTAGAGAATGGTTATCCTTTAAATATAAAGAAAAATCACTTGCTATATATGGATTACCAGGAACAGGTAAAACAACTATTGCAGATTATATATTAAAAGACTGGGTTAGAGTTTATATAAAAAGTGACTTTTGTAGAGTATCTAAAAACTTAGATGAATTCCTTAATGATACTTTATACAAAAAAAGTATAACAATGATGTTTAATGATAAAGTTTATAAATCACTCATTATTGATGATATATATTATATTCAATTAAATGATAAAAAATTATTTAAATCTATAATACAGTTTTCGAAAGAAAAAAATAAAAAGAATCCAATCATTTATATATTGAATACTATCAATAAAAATGTAAAACCTCTTTTAAATAAATGTTTTCCATTTAAAATTGAATATACGATTAATTACTTAACTAGTATAACTAAAAAATATTTTTTAAAAGATATAAAAAATAAAGATATACATGAACTTGTTTTGAAATCAAATTGTAACTTGCATAATATAAAAGTTAATATAGAATTTTATAAAGATAACTTTTCAAACATAAATATATATGATAATATTAATGACGAATTATCAAAACACATACAGAATATTATAAAAATGAAAGATGTAGATGAAATTTATAATAATTCATATAGCGACTACATGGTAATAGGTATGAATTTACTTGATAGTATAGATAAGTTTTTAAATTCTAATAAATCATTATCTGAATATGAAAAAATAAAAATTATATCTGAAGTTTATGATAATAATAGTATTTCTGATTCAATATATAAAATATTAAATGAAACAAATGATTGGAATTCGATAGACCATATATTAACATTTAATACGCTTTCGACAATATATTATATTCAAAAATACAAATTAAAAATAAAAGATATTCCATATACAAAATATATTAGTAAAAGCATTATCTTTATTCACAAAAATAAAATCCTAAATACAAAAATTGAACATGTAGAGTTTCTTTATGAATTAATTGAAAAATATCTAAATAAAAATGAAAAATTATTATTTAATAGGATAAAAGAATACATAAACTATTTTAATATTGATATGACAGTAGCAGAAACATTTTTAAAATATTTTAAAAACTATACTAAAGATAAAATTAAAATATTTTATTAAAATATAATGTCAGAAAGAATGAGTAGTGAAGGAAATATTCAAAAAGCAATTGAGGCAAGAAAAAGAATACTTGATTTAAAAGATAATTTTAAAACACAACATAAAAATATAGTATCTTTCGATATACCCGAAATAAAAGAAGAAGATGAAAACATTGTTTCTCAGATACAAAGATTCACTGAATACAAATTAAAAATACACAAAGAAAGAGTATCAAATATTGCTTTAGACATCATACAGAAAGGTGGTGAAGATACAAGTTCGGAGTGTTTAAAGTTTATAAATGAATCACTTTATTATTTTATAGAAGTTCAAAATACATTTCCGTATGTTAAGAAAGATTTCGCCAGAATGAAAACATTAATTGAAGATATAATTTCTAATAAAGTTTTAATTATACAAGGTAATGGTATAAAAGAATTTATGAATACTTATCGTATAGTTTTCAATCCTGGTAAAGGTTCTGAACTAGAAAATCTTTATGATTCATTTTTTAATGAAGACTATATTACACTTAATTCAAGGGAAATATCTACCCCGGAAACAAGACTAAACGACCCACTTTATGATACAAATAATTTATTATCATTTACTAATGAAAATAATTTAGAATACAAAAGGCAATATTTAATAGAATTCCTTTCATATATATATATCAAAAAGAAGAGAGAAATAGATGAATATTTTTACTATATACATAAATTATATGAATTATCAAAATATAGAGATGAAATTGTTAACGAATTAAGTAGTGTAAAAACAGGAGACTCAAGTGAATTTGAAAGTGTTTAGACCATAATTATTTAGATTTCTTATAATCATCAAAGTCTTTTTTTGTTAGTTCATAACCCCAATGTAATAGTACTTGTCTTATTACAGGACTTACTGTAGGGTCATCATATTTTTTATTTTTTTTTATTATTTCATTCATTAATCTTCTTCTAAATCGACCATTTGGACCCGCTAATTTTAACCATCTATCTATCTGCCTTTCATCATCATACATCCTTCTACCTTTGTAAAATCTACAATACCATTGAAACCATCCATATGGATCTTCTTTTACTATCCACCCACTTTTTTCCCATGATTCTAGAGAAGATCCACATTTTACACCATATTTATTTACATTTTTATCATATTTTTCTGAAATGACTTCTTTTTCTATATCTATACCAGTAAACCATGATTTAGGATATTCCGAAATCATGGAATTACCTTTATATTTTTTATCTGTTATTGATGAATAAATTGGTCTAAAGTATGTTCCTCCAAATGCACCTTTTTTAAGAACATCTTTAGGAGAAACATTAGATTTAAAATCGGGATAATCTTTGAATGAACGCATATTATACTATAATTGAATATAATAATAAAATATGAACACGTTTAAAATATTGTATACTAATATAATGAAAACAAGACGAAGAAGAGATACTCGCAGAAGAAGAGATACTCGCCTGAGAAGAGGTACTCGTCGGAGAAGAGATACTCGTCGGAGAAGAGATACTCGTCGGAAAAGAGATACTCGCCGGAAAAGAGATACTCGCCGGAAAAGAGATACACACCGGAAAAGAAATACCAAACGTAAAAATTCTAAAATAAGAAAAACTAGGAGAGTTTCTAATATAAAAAAAGAAGGGAATAAAAAGGGCAATAAAGAAATATTTATAGAAAAAAAAGGTGATAAAAAAGATCTCCGTATATTTGTTATTAACCTTAAAAAAAATAAAGATAGATGGAAAAAATATGCAGAATATAATAAAAAAATACCATCAAAAGATTATATAAAATATGAAAAGTTTGATGCTGTAGATGGTAATCAACTAAGGACAAAACAAAGAACAAAAGAAGATAAATTAGATAAAGAATATTTTAATAAAATTATAATGATGTGGAATGTCGGAGAAAAACAAAAGGGTAATGTTGTTGGATGCCTTTTATCACATTTAAGATTAATGAGAAAAATAATTTCTCAAAAACTAAATAAAGTATTAGTTATTGAAGACGACGCCCTTGTAGATATGTCTTTATTAAAAAAGACAAACCTGAATAAATTACCACAAGATAAAATGACATACTTTGGGGGTGTTTTAAGACCATTGACTTTTAAAGATAAAAATTTTAATGCCGATAAAGTTAGAAAGGGGTTTAAGGAAAATACAGTTAATAAAATAATATCAAATACATTTAAAATTGGAAGTACACATGGGTTATATTATCCTACAAAAGAAGCAACAAAACCACTACTTAATTACCTAGAATCGAAAGAAAGGGTAAGGGCAATTGATTCAGAGTTAGCAATTATTCAAAAAAATAAACCAGAATTAATCGATAGTATATTTTACCCTGCAATAGTTTACTTAATACTTGAAGAAGCACAAAAAGGATTTAGTGGTCAATATTTCAAAAAAGATGGTTTTGATAGAAGTATGAAATACTATTAATTCATTAAAATAACTTTTATATTTAAAATAACAGTCAATATTAATATCATTAAGATAATTATGATTATGATTAATATTTTTATAAAATAAGGGTATAATTCATTAATAACTTCTTTTATAACAGGGTTAATGATATCATTTTTTAATAATTCCATATTTTTTTCTTTTTTTAGTTCTTCTTTGGTTTCACACAAGAAATTATAAATTATTTTATTAAATGACATTTTATAATACTGTATATTCTAATTTTTATAAAATAACTAATATCAATCACTTAAAAACTAAATTTGATATAAGTAGTAAAATATACCAAAATCTAATACAATATGGGTATTAAAGGACTTACAAAAACGATTACTAAGTATTCTCCAGATTCGATTACAAATGAAAATTTATATAAACTATCTGGGAAAAAAGTAGCAGTTGATGCTAGTTTAATATTGTATCAGCAACTTTTAAAATCACCTAAAGGAAAGATTTTTAGAAATTCAAAAGGTAAGATAACATCCCATATAACGGGGGTCTTTTATAAAATAATGAATTACATCTCTCTAAATATTGAACTAATATTTATATTTGATGGAAAACCACCGGATAATAAACAAGATTGTATTAATCAAAGAAAAGAAAAGTCGAAGAAAGCTAAAGAAGCGTCATTAAATACAGAATCACAAGAAGAAAAAGAAAAACTAGAAAAATCATCATTAAGGTTAACTAGAGAGATGATTGATGATGTAAAAAAACTATTAAGTTTAATGGGTGTATCATATATTCATCCTGATGTTGGTGAAGGAGAAGCATATGCAAGTGAACTTTGTAGAATGGGTTATGTAGATTATGTCCTTACCGAAGATATGGATACAATGGCATATGCATGTCCTAAACTTATACGTAATTGTATCGATAAGAAACTAAAAAGAAAAGATATTGTATCTATCTTTGATTACAATAAACTAATAAATGACATTAATTTAACACACGAACAATTTATTGATTTCTGTATATTATGTGGTTGTGATTATTGTCCAATTGTTCCAAAAATCGGAAATGTTACTGCTATGAAACTTATTTATACATATGGTAGTATTGAAAAAATACATGAAGAAACATCTTCGAAGTATAATTTTCCAGAAGGTTATCTAGATTTATTTAACAATGCTAAAAAGAATTTTAAGATATTCTTTGACAATATAAAAATTGATGATATAGATATTAAAAATAGTGAGAGAAATATAGAAGAACTATCTACATTTCTAATAGAAGAAATAGAGATGAGTGATAAACGTGTTCAAAATTCTTTAAAAAAATTCCATAATAATTATAATGCCGCAAAATGAAGGTAATGAAATGTGTGCTGTTTGTCTATCTAATATAAATGAAAATGAAAGTTATAAATTAGAATGTGGACACATATTTCACACAGATTGTATTGTTAAATGGTTTAGAAATTCAAATGGCAATTGTCCATGTTGTTGGGATAATAAAAAGAAACATAATTATTATGGTGTTTGGGAAAGACCATACATTAATACTAGATGTAAAAAACTAGAAAAGTATTCTAAAAAACATGATGATGAAAAACTTAAAAAACATTTTGAAAAATTAAATAAAAAAATAGGAGAATATGACAGTCTTTCTAAAGAAATAAAATCTTTTAAAAAAACAGATGAATATATAAACTGTATTAAAAAAATAAATGATACTAGTAAAAAATTAAATAATAAAGATAGAACAATTATGAATATGAAAATAAGAATAATATCTGATTATCCAGTCATTCTAACAAGTTATTAAACCTTTTTTTAATCCCATTTTAGGATTATTTTTTTCTAATTCTTCCTTTTTTTTACTTTTTACATCGAATGTACAATTGTGTGAATGTCTGTTCATATGTTTTGAACAATAGTAATTTCCACAATTACATTTAAAATGTTCGGTGATTTTAAGTTTCTTGTTACAAAAATGACATGAAATTTTCTTTTTTTTTACAGGTTTACAAGTAACGTCTTCCTTATTTTCCTTATTTTCCTTATTTTCTTCCATATTAGTATATGTTTTATACATATAGATTTATCTTTCAAATTTAAAAAAATGTAAATCCATGTCCCATATAAGTATTACCTCCTCCAACCAGGTTTAAGTTATCACCACCATCCATAGAATCACTATCTTTTTTTAACATTTTTGCGAATGTTTTTAGATCAATCGAATGACTTACTCCCTTTAAAACACTTGGTCCCTTAGATGCGAGTCTTGGTGCTAGTCTTGCTGCAACTGCCGCCGCCGCTACTGGTCCCCCACCCTTTTGTTTATTTTCATCGTCTGAATCACTATCATTACTATCATCACTATCATCGTTATCATCACTATCATCGCTATCATCACTATCATCGCTATCATCACTATCATCGCTATCATCTTCAATT